ATGAGCCTTGCTGCCCACATCGTGCTTCGCAACGTTTCGGTCAACTTTCCGGTGCTGTCGTTCCGCGACCGTTCGCTGCGCAGCCGGTTCGTCAGCGCGGTGACGCTGCGCCGGACGCGGGCTGTGCCGCACATCGTCTCCGCGCTCAACGACGTCAGTCTCGACATCCGCGCCGGCGACCGCGTCGCCATCATCGGCGCCAACGGCGCAGGCAAGACCACGCTGCTGCGGGTGCTCGCCGGCATCTATCATCCGACCGCGGGCAGCGTGGACGTGCTCGGCCGCTGCCTGTCGCTGTTCGACCTGTCGGCCGGCTTCGACGAGGAGGCCACGGGCTACGAGAACATCGTGCGCCGCGGGCTCGTGATCGGCGCGCGGCGCTCCGAGATCGATGCGCGGCGGGCGGAGATCGCAGAGTTCACCGAGCTCGGCGACAGGCTCGACCTGCCGCTGCGGACCTATTCCAGCGGCATGATGCTGCGGCTGATCTTCGCGGTCGCAACCGGCGTGGAAGGCGAGATCGTGCTGCTGGACGAATGGATCGGCGTCGGCGACCAGCAATTCCGCCGGAAGGCGCGGCAGCGGCTCGACGAGATCGTGGCCCGTGCCGGCATCCTGGTGCTGGCCTCCCACGACATCGAGCTGATCCAGAGCACCTGTAACCGCGCGATCCTGCTCGAGGAGGGGCGGATGACCGCGGCCGGCCCGACCGATGCGATTCTTGCGAAATATCTCGCCGGTCCTGGCGTGGCAAAGGCGTAAACACCCGGCCGGGGTTGCCTAAGCCATTGATCCCCTATATTGCTCCGCCCGTACGGGGCCACGTGGCGGAGTGGTTACGCAACGGTCTGCAAAGCAGACTGGTTTGCGAGTAAAATCAACGCCACTTCCGAAATCGAGTGCGGTTTTCATGGGTTTTTGGCCCCTGTTTTCCCCGCGGAAATCTGAGTTTCGGAAATCTCCGACGCCTCATCGGTGAGCGCCGAGACCTTGTGAGCGTGACGCTTCCGCGTCGCCGCCAGCGCGCGCTTCTCGGTGCGCTTGGCGTAGCCCTCATAGGCCTTGGACTTGTGCGCCGAGAGCGCGCGGCCCTGGCCGTCGGTGAGCTCGGCTTCCTCGAGCTCGGTCATGCCGCCGTGCCGGCAGGCGTCCAGCGTGAAGGTCTCAGGAAGTCCGAGGCGATCGCGCAGGCCGCGCACCAGGCGGCCCATCTGCATGATGTCCCACTTGTCCGGACCGCGCGGGCGATCGCGCATGACCATGCCCAGGCCGATCCGCGGCACCTTGGCGAGGACGTCTTCGGCCTCCTCATAGAACAGCGTGCGCTCGCCGGCGATCGTCTCCTCGAGCGGATGCAGCACCATCTCGCCGGTCTTGTGGTGCTCAATCCGGATCTGGTTCGGGTGCTTGGGGCCGCGGTAATCGTTCCACGTGACGTAGCCCGCCAGCACGTTCTCCGGGCGCTGGAGCCACTCGAAGCAGATGACGGCTGCCGCAGCCGCATCCGGATGGCCGGCGTTTACGGCGCCCCAGGCGAAGGCATAGACCTCGTCGCGCGTGGCTGCAGGCTTGGTGGCCTTGCGCCGGCGCGTCATGGCAACGCCCTCCCAGGGATTCCAGACCGGGGTCTCGCCGGCTTGCGCTCCCTGGATGAAGAAGCCGGGATGCAGCCGATGCACGACCTTCCAGGCATGGCGGCACACTGCCACGACTTTCTCGGCAGTCCGCGGGCGCGTGGTCTTGCCCTTGCGGCTGGGTGTGTCGCGCACGCGCTCGTAGAGCTTGTCGGCTGCGGCCGGCGTGATCGCTGTGATCATCTTGTCGCCGATGCGCTGGCCGCTCTTGCCGCGGATGTCGGCGACCAGCTTCATGGTGCGCTCGTGGTCGGGCGCGGTCCGCTTCGAGACCTTTGCCTCCCAGTCGGTCGAGGTCCGGTAGGTCTTGAACAGCCAGTCGACGGTGCCGGGGACGAGCTCGATCTTCGGCGCCGGCGGCTCCCCCAGACGGATGCGATCCCAATCATCGAATAGGCCATTGAGGATGCCGGCCTTGAGGCGCGCGGCGGCAAGATCGGTGCCAAGGGCCGTGTCATGCTCCTTGTGAAGCACGCAGCCCATCTTCTTGTAATAGCTCGGAACTTCCCAATAGAACCGCGTGAGGCCGGAGACCTCCTTGGAGCGGACAAAGCGGGGAAGCTCCTCGCGCATCATCACAGATCCAGGGCGGCGTCCGCCGCGGCCGCGCCGCCGCGGGACAATACGACCTGATCCAGGTCCGTCTTTAGCCATATCTGGCGCCTGCCGCGCTTGACCGCGGGCGCTGGATAGGTTCCGGCCCGCACCTCACGCAGGAAAGACTCGGCGGAGCGCTCGCCGCAATAGCCAGCTGCGATTTCCACAGGCATGCGTGGGGGCCAGAGACCGGCGGGGATGGCGGCGGGGCGGCTCATTGGGGTCCCTTTCGAGGCGCCTGGCAGGCCTCGCCCTGGACCGCATCACAGGCGATGCAGTCGCCGCCCGCATCGCAGAGATCAGTGTCGCAGCGGCGAGGCCTGTGGTCGTCGCTGCAGCAGGCCCAGACGTCGCGCTGCCAGGCGCGCCAGCGATGCGGCGGTTCGAGGAACAGCATGCCAGCGCGTGTGAAGCCGACGGTTTCGCGCTTCAGCATCATGGCGCCGCGCCCTCCAGCTGGTCCGTAATCGCGCGGCGGCCGCTGAATGCCGCCGGCATCTCGTCGTGCACCAGGCCGTCGAGTAGCCGCCCGGAGGCCTTCTTGCCGTAGCGCTGCATCAGGTGCACGCGCTCGCCATGGAAGCCCTGGCCGCCGGCGAAGTTGTGGATGCGGTATTTATCGGGCTCGCGATCGGAGCGCAGCGGAGCTTTGTCCCAGCCTTCCTTGTCGCGGTCGATGATCGGATACCAGTTGCCCCATTGCTTGAAGAAGAAAGGTACGCCCGCTGCGAGGCATTGATCTCGCAGCGAGCGTGCCCAGTCCGGGTGCATCGGGCGGGAGCCGGGGCCAGACTCCCCGCCGACGATGACCCAGTCCAGTTTTGCCTCGCGATACGGTCCGTCGCCGCAAGCGAACCAGACATTACCCAAGCTGTTTGTGAAACGCTGCTCGTAGATGTCGCCGGCCCCGAGCGCATCGAAGAGCCATTCTTCGTCCGGTGCATGGGGGTCGATCGGAGCTCGGATGCGCGTGAGATCGATGGGACCAAGCATGGGTTCGATCGAGGCGAAATGAACCGCCGCTGGTGTGTTGATCAGATCCCAGAGGCGCTCGTCGGCTTCCTTCTGCCGCTCCGTCGAGACGCCGAGCCAGAGATTGTGCAGCGGCCATGACTGCACTTCGCGTGCGCCGCCGTCGAACGAGTACCAATTGACGTAGATGTCTTCGAGCAGATCCGGGCGGCTCATGAATTCCCGCATGCGATCGGCTCGCTTCGTCAATATCTGGAACGTGTGCTGCCCAGCGATCGCGATCACGGTCAGCGCATCGAGAATCCATTCGTCGGGCACGTCTTCGTGAAAAAGATCGCCCATCGAATTGACGAAGTACGTCGTGGGTTTTTTGCGGCCGAGCGGCTCCATCCAGACCTTGTTCGGCGCCTTCGCGAGCTTGCCGGTCCAGACTGGATTTCCGTTTACGACTTTGGTCGTGCCATCATAGTGATTGACATAAGCCGAGTTGCTGCCCCCGGTGCGGTTCATCTTCTGAATCCGCGCCGCCATCGCCATGGCGTAGCAATTGGTGCAGCCCGGCGAGACGATCGAACAGCCGACGATCGGATTCCACGTTGCTTGCGTCCACTCGATGCTGGTCTTGCTCATGGCTGCGGCTCCGGGCGTGTCAGGGCGGCGGTGAGCGCGGCCCTATCCTCGGCGGTGACCGGGTCGGCAAGCCAAACTTCAATGCAACGGCGATCCTTCGTGGATTCGCAAATGCTCTTGATGTTCAGCGCTGGCGCTGCCTGAGGTTTAGTAACGGCGAGTATGTTGGTCGGAACGAGGATATGGCCCGCTTTCAGCTCGAGCATGCGCCGCTGGAGCTGGAGCCTATCGAACTCGTCGCATTCCGGCGGGACGTTGATGATTTCGCAGTTGCCGGCGAAGCCCGCTTCGACAAGGCGGCGATGGATGAAGTGCCGGCAATTACGTTCGGTCGGCAGAAACTCGCTGAGCAGATACTGCACAAGGTCGGCAAAGCGCGTCGCACGGCGGAAGCGAGGCGAGTCCTTGTGCATGGCCTCGCTGATGGCGACATCCAGCACACGCTCCTCCTTGTCGTCGCGCATGTGCGCGATGTAGGGGTCGAACGGAGTGTCGCGAAGCATAGGCATCGCCACTACTCCGCCGCCATCAGCGTGTGCGGCTTCGGCGCCAGCGCGCTGGAGATGCGCTGGATCGACTTCGCGACGGCGTGGCGCACGTCGGGATCGGCGATCGCGACCAGCGACTGCGCGATGATGACGCCGTCCTTGGTGGCCATGAACTGGTCGACCTCGGAGATGGCCTGCGGCAACCGCTTGCCGGCCGTGCCTGGCGCGCCCTGGTAGAAATGCGCGGCCTCGACCTCCATGATGCCGGCGATCGTGAGCAGCGTTGCGGTCGAGACTCGGTTGTGACCCTTCTCGTATTTCTGGACCTGCTGGAAGGAGACACCCAACGCATCGCCGAGATCGGTTTGCGAGAGGCCAAGCTGCATGCGGCGGGTGCGGATGCGGGCGCCGATGTATTTGTCGATAGTGGCGAAAGCTGATTTGGGTTTCATGGGATGCTCCTGATCTTGGCCAAAGCTGCGTGGAGTCCGGTGCGGCGCGTGTGGATGGCGCCGCACCGGTTTGTCGCAGTGGTCAGTCCATCGACTGCCGGGCGAGTTCGGCGTAGGGGTCGTATTCCCGCGCGATCCGGATCTCGTACTCACCGGGCACGAGCTCGATGGACTCGTGGGTATCGTGCTCGCGCAAATGATCGAGCGAGGCCGGGTTCTCCAGGATCGCGCGGAGGATGCGCATGCCCTCCGGCGGGCGGTCGAGCACCATCACCTCGGCGCCGTCCTGGCGCGACAGCACGTGGTGGTGGCCGGTCTCGGAATGGCCGATCACCAGCCGGCCGTTCTCCGGCGCGAGCGGCGTGTAGCCGTCACGCGCGGTTCGCACGGTCGGCACGTCGCCGATGCGCCGGATGGTGATCTCGCCCTGGGCGGCGACCTTGACGAAGGACTTCATAGGGGTCGGTTCCTTTTGCTGGACTGGGTTTGACGCTTACGCTCGCACTTCTGGTTTGGTGAATTCGCTCGGCTCAAGCCCCACGATCCACGCCTGGGCGTCGAGCGCCCGGGTGATGTGAGGCGGGATACCAATGGCGAACTCGCGGCCGGTGCCGCAGGTGACGCGGAGGAATTTCGCCTCGCGCGGCAGGTCGGGCAGCTTGACGGCGACGAGGTTGCCGATCTGCGGATCGGGATCACTGTCGATCGTTCGGGCCTCGAGCGCGGTCAGGATGTTGGCCCAGCCCAGGATCTCGCAGGCCGCACGCCGCAACTCGATGTTCGATTGTTTCAGGGCGATCGCCGGCGTCAGGCTGGCCTTGTCCTCGATCCACTCGGCGGGGATGCGCGTACCGTGCCAAAAGTGCAGGCTCCAACCGTCGCGCCAGGCGATCGCCGGCCCGGTCTCGCCGTGTAGGCGCCCATTGTCGTCACGCCGCAGCGTGACGGGACGATCCGAGACCATCGCGAAGTCGCCATGCAACGACATCGGGAAGCCGGCACTGGTCTGCGTCGCCTCGATCGCGGCGAAGGTCTCCCATTCGGCCAGTTCGAGATCACACACGTCGCGGAAAAAGCTCGCCCACGCGCACCAGCCGGTCCACCACCAGCCCGAAAATTCCTGCCGCCACGCGACGCCGGCACATTCGAGCAGAAAGTGAGTGAGGCTGCCGTCAACCGCGTCGCCAACCGCGCCGCGAACCGCGCCGCCAACCGCGCCGCGAACCGCGCCGCCAACCGCGTCGCGAACCGCGCCGCGAACCGCGCCGTCAACCGCGCCGCCAACCGCGCCGCGAACCGCGCCGCCAACCGCGTCGCCAACCGCGCCGCGAACCGCGCCGTCAACCGCGCCGCCAACCGCGCCGCCAACCGCGCCGCCAACCGCGTCGCGAACCGCGCCGCGAACCGCGCCGCCAACCGCGCCGCCAACCGCGTCGCCAACCGCGCCGCCAACCGCGCCGCGAACCGCGTCGCCAACCGCGTCGCCAACCGCGCCGCCAACCGCGCCGCGAACCGCGTCGCCAACCGCGCCGCGAACCGCGCCGCGAACCGCGCCGTCAACCGCGTCGCGAACCGCGTCGCCAACCGCGCCGCCAACCGCGCCGCCAACCGCGTCGCGAACCGCGCCGCGAACCGCGCCGCCAACCGCGCCGCCAACCGCGCCGCCAACCGCGTCGCCAACCGCGCCGCCAACCGCGCCGCGGTTTCGAAGGGCGTAGATCGCGCCGGCGGCGATGCCCGCAGCCACGCGCAGGGCAAAGGGTGAGGGAAGGACGATGATCGATTTCGGCGCCGGGAGACGGGCCTTGGCGTACATCGCACGGATGGCGAGGTCGACCTTCTGCTTGTCGTCGTCCTGCATCGGCGCGGTGGACAGGCCGATGTCGATCCACTTGTCCCGCCACGCGGGCATCTGCGCCTTCTGTTGCTCAGTGAGACGGTCGATTCGCTTTACCATTGGGTCCTCTCTGCGGGTCAGGCCGCGCGTCGCGGCGTTCGGTTGAACTTTCCGGGGTGAGATTTGCGGTACTCATCACGGCCGGCGCGCAAGGCGCAGGCGATTTGAAAACCGTCGGTGGTGAGGTTGAAGTAGGGGCCGTGTGCGACGCCCTCATCCGGCGCGCAGCGGTACCAGATCTCCACCAGATGACGTCGCCAGAGAGGGGCGATGCCGTCGCGGCGTCGCAGTGGCAACGTCATGCGTCCCGACAACCCGCAACGCTCGAGCAGATGAAGCAGCAACCATATCTCTCGAGGCGAAAGCCTTGCGCGTGCACGGCTCATTCCGACTTCCAATTCCCGGTTGCTGGCGCGCCCGGCGACGCCCCCGGGCACGCGGTTGATCTCGGCGATGAAGATGATGGTCAACGCCAGGATGGCGCTGGTGGTGAGAAGGAGGGATTGGGTGAGCGCTGCGCTCATCGCTGCCCGTCCCGCACGCTGATGATCGCATCCGCCGTTTCCGGCGATGCGACGGCGGCGACCGCGAGTACCGGTGCGGAGAAGAAGATGCGCAGAATGATCGGGCCATCGCGGCGATCGCCTTCGAGGGCGCCATGGCTACGGCGCTGCTCGAGCGGCGTGAGGTTGCGCCACTTGGCGATGGTCCAGTTGCGACCAAACATGACGGCGGATTTGCGCGACGCGGCACAGCCGGGCCCATAGGAGAATCCGCGCGCGGCGAGGAAGGCCTCGGCGTCGTTGATGGCGGAGAACGCGCACCCCGGACGGCCGTCGAAGCGCTTCTCGAACGCGGTCGCGGGCTGCTGCGGCGTAGGTGTTGCTGGCCGATATTCGAACCGTCCGACGATGATGATGGCAGTCATGAATTTCCCCTTCAAAATGGTGATGCAGAAAAAGACCCCGTCAGCCCTCGGCCCCCTGGCGGCAGGAGGCTATCCCTGAGATGGCGGAGTAAGCGGTGTAGGCAGATCGAATCCGGTTTCGCCTTCCTCGCCCGCGCGCGGATATTTCTCGCCGCAGAACGGACAGAAGGTCGGGATGACGCTGGTGGCGCGACCGCGCTTTCGTGTGTCGACCTTCTCGACCGCGACCAGCGGCAGGCAATCCATGCCGGCGAGATCGCGCGTGAAGATGAAGCCAGTCGCAAGCTTGGTGTTACGATCGCGCAGGCTGGTGTTGACCTTGGTGAGGCACTCACACATCTGATGCCTCCAGCGGCGCCGGATAGCGCCTGCGCAGCAGCGCGATCGAGTGCGGGTATTCCGGGTCGATGGGATGACTCTCGATGATCGGCAGCGCCGCGCAGCCCGTGCGCGGATCCTCGTAGATGATCTGCGGTGTGGGACCGCGCAGGCCTGCGACCCAGGCGAAGGTGCGGGGGCGGCTCATGCTGAGCTCCCGACATCTGCAACCAGCGCCAACGCCTCTTCTGCGCGCTGTATTGCTTCCTGGCTGCCGAAGATGAGTGTCGGTCCGCCGGCGCGGAATTCGAGCTCGCTCGGGCGGATTGTCTTCTTGCCGCCGTCGTAGAACTTAATCTCTTTCCGGAGAGCAGCTTTGCTGATCCCGAAGATGACGTGAGCGCCGTTGCGGCCGAGCGGCGCGCTGATCCAGATAAGCTTAGCCTTACGTGCTAGGCGTCCAGCATCGGCCAATGTGATGCCAAACTCTGGTGGTTGTTCGTCAAGCTCGTTCCCTTCGAGAGCGCGGGCGCGACCTTCGCTGATCATGCCGCGCTCCTGTCGTTTATCGACAGCGCGAACTCGACGGCGCTCTCGCCCTCGAGGAAGGCCTCGCAGGTGCGTTCGACCTGGTCGTCGGACAGCGCGGCGCCGAGCAGCGTTTCGACGCGGGCGACGTAGTCGTTCCAGCGCGCTTCCGAATTGCCGGAGAAACAGATGCGGGAGTGGGGCAGCCTGATCATGGCAGCTTCATCTCCACATTGACGGCGTCGAGGATGCGGTCGAGCTCGGCGACCGGCATATGGATGAAGAGCTGCCGGCCGGGCGCCTTGCCGCGCGGCGGGCGCGCCACGACGCGGCCGTCGATGGTCTTCTTCCGGCTGGAGTTGCGGCCGCAGGGCAGCGGGTGCTGGGCGACATGGGCGCCGACGTGCTTGCGGCGGATGCGCTTGGCCTTGGCGATCGCCGGCACTTCGACATTGGCCGCATAGAGGCGGTTGCAGATGTCGTGGGCGACGCCGGTCTCTTCACCACCCAGCGCGTGCGGCACGGGGAAGTGGCTTTCGACCCAGGCCTCGCCCGGCTTCACGAGCCGGCCGCAGCCGGGAATGTTGCAGGTGGGAAAATCCTGATCGCCCTTGCAGCGATCATACAGCGCCTCGCGCTGGGCCGACGACAACCGGCGCCGGGTGTAAGTGAGTGCCATGACAAAACCTCCTCAGGTTGAGTCGCAGCATACATGTTGGTTCCAGATTGTCTACACAAATGTAGATTAATAACGAACTCGTTTCATATGAAACGCTTTTTGGCTCCGCGGTACCATCGCCGAACAGCGGGAGACTATCAAATGCGCGCGGTTATCCTCCTCTTTCTGACCCTCGCCGGAATGGGTTCCGTGCGGGCCGGCGACGTCAATTGGCGTCTCGACCAGCTCGAATATGAGAGCCGGCGGCAGCGCTACGACCTAGACACGCTGACGCGCCAGCGCGCGCTGGATAGGGTCGATGCGATGGATCGGGATGCGCGGTCGCGCGAGCGGGCGGCTATCGATCAGCTGCAGCGGGACCCTCTGGAGTCGGGGACGGCCCCGCTCGGACGGTCGTGGCCCTTAGACCGGTAAGCTAGCGGCGCAGCCGGACACATTCCGTCACTGTTGCCATCACAATGACGCGCTCGTTGTCGATCAGGAGCGGCTTCCGCAGGCTTGCGTCGCCGTGATAGGCGATCAAATAGGGCGGCTCGAGCATCCGAAACACGATTTCGGCCGAGCCACTCCGGAGGTCATAGACCTGGGCGCAGACGGCGTCGCCGGCCTTTGGCTGGACCCGCGCGTCGGTGATGACGAGATCTCCGAGCATATAGCCCGCACCCTCCAGCGCCCGGGTCTTGAGAACCCAAGCGGCAGCGTCCGGGCGATCCTTCGTCATCAGTTTGACGAAGGCCGCAGCGGCAGCGTCCACGCCTGGTGCGCCCGCCTCGAACCGGCTGGCCTCCTCGACAAAGCCTGAGGTGGGGCCCAGCTTGTAGAGCTCCGGGCCCGGCAAGCCGGTGTATTCGCAGAGCATTCTGGTCGATAGCGCGTCGAGCAACGCGCCTTCGCGCTGTTTGAGCCGGGTTAGGGTGTTGCTCGAAAGGCCGGCGTGCTCGGCCAGATCGCTCAAGGTTTCTCCGGTCCGCAGCCGGAGCCACTCCACCCATTCCAGGATGCGTTCCCGCTCCTCGGCCTGTAGCGCGCTCTTTCCCTTGACCTTGGGTGTGGTGTTCCGCGCCGCCGCCAAATGACGCCTCCGATCAACAGGAATGTTGATCGGACTATGCGTTGTGGGTTGGGTACGCAGAACTAACAATATGTGCCTTGACGACTCACAACGAGTCTGTTGGGTATCTACACCAATGTAGATTATCCGCAATTACCCCGGCACACAACATGCGACCCGAAACAATTCGCGAACGCGTTGCTCGTATCCGCCTGTCCCGCAAGGCGCTTGCCCAGGCAACCGGGCTTGTCGAGATGACGATCGGTCGGACCCTGAATGGGGAAACCTCGCCGAACATGGCTACCTTCGAGAAGATCGAGAAGGTGGTGATCGAAGAGGAGATCGCGCTCCGGGACTACCTGCTGACGCTGCATCCCGTGAAGCAAGAGGAGAGGGCGGCGTGAGGCTTCCTGTTCGAATTCTCGATCTGCTGAATCGCCGGCTGCGGGCCGTGGCAGCGCTCCGCGAGCCGGATGTCCTGATCGGCAAGCCCGGTGACACCTACATGCGGCGCTGGTGGGTGATCCCGCGTAACCGCTTCTTCAACATCTATCTGCACCACTTCCTTCGCTCCGACGATGATCGCGCGCTGCACGACCATCCATGGTGGAACGCCTCGATCTTGATGGAAGGGCGTTACACAGAGCACACGATCGCCGCGGGCGGCGTCAACCAACGCAAGGAATACGTTGCCGGTGACGTCAAACTGCGCGGCGCCAAATATGCCCATCGCGTCGAGCTGACCTCAGGCCCATGTTGGTCGCTGTTCATCACGGGACCGAATCTGCGTGCGTGGGGCTTCCACTGCCCGAACGGCTGGCGCCCCTGGCAAGAGTTCGTCGACACCAAGAACTCCGGCCAAGTCGGCCGCGGCTGCGATTGAGGGCCGCTATGGGGGCGCTTCCACTTGACGTCGATCTCGATCTGCTCGCCGACGTCGTCGACGAGAGCCTGCCGTGGTTCGAGGCCTGGGCCGCGCTGCTGGCGCTGATGCTGGGACTTGTCGTGCTGGCCGCCGCCCGCGACTACGTCCGCCGCCGCAACGATCCCGTCGCCCGCATCATGCGGAGGCGCCGCTCGTGAGCGTTGCCGACACCAGCCCCCGAGGCAAGCGCGCGCTCGATCTCGCGATCATCCACGCGTTCTTCCTGCCCGGCTCCGCCGCCCATGTCGCGACCGCCTTCTCGACTGGTGGTCGCAAGCTTCATGCCGGCGACATAAGGCGGATCTGGGATGCCGCCAAGGAGCGAGGTGAACTGCCGAAGATCAACCGGCCGGCGGGTGGACCTAAGGATCGGATGCTGAAGCGGGAGCAGGCGTGATGGCGACCACGGTCCTTGTCTTCCACGAGCTCGCCAATCTGTTCCCGCTGATCGAGGGCGACGACTTCGAGCAACTAGTCGCCGACGTGCGCGAGCACGGCATCCGCGACCCCATCACCATCCACGAAGGCCAGGTGCTGGACGGCCGCAACCGCTACCGCGCCATGCTGGAGCTGGCCAAGACCGGCGAGGTGCTCGGGCCCGGCTGGGGTCATCGCGCCAACGAGACGCTGGACGCGACCGACCTGGTGCCCCCGCACATGTGGTTCGTGCGCTTCAACACCTTCGACGGAGACCCGCTGACCTGGGTGATCTCGAAGAACCTGATGCGCCGGCACCTCGACGAGAGCCAGCGCGCCATGGTCGCGGCCGATATCGGCAAGCTGGAACATGGCGGGGCGAGGGGCAAGTGCTCAATTGAGCCCTTGAGCGCAGCCCAGCGGGCCCGGCTGCTCAATATTGCGCGGATCAGCGTCAGGCGCGCAGATGCGGTCAAGGAGCATGGCGTCCCAGAATTGGCCGATGCGGTCCGGCGCGGGCGCGTTGCTGTCTCGACGGCGGAGACCATTTCGCACGCCACGCAGGATGACCAGACGGCTATCCTCGCCAGCGGCGACGAGAAGGCGATCCTGGCCGCGGCCAAATCGATCCGCGCTCGTGATCGCCGCGTCCGCTTCGAGCAGGTCAACGAGAAGCTCGCGCAGATCTCGGAGGCCTCGAAGCCGCTACCATCGGGCCAGCGCTTCCCGATCATCTATGCCGATCCGGCGACGCGTTACGTGTCGGGCTTCGGCGACCGCTCGATCGAGAACCACTATCCGACCATGACGATCGAGGAGCTCTGCGCGCTGCCGGTCGACACGCTCGCGCTCGACAGCGCGGTCCTGTTCATCTGGACCACCATCCCGCAGCTGCGCAACACCATGACCATCATCGAGGCCTGGGGCTTCGACTATGTCAGCAGCTGGTGCTGGGACAAGGTCGATCACGGCACGGGCCACTGGGGCTTCAACCAGCACGAAGAATTGCTGATCGCGACGCGCGGCGATTTCCCCGCGCCGGTCCCAGGCACTCAGCCGCGCTCGCTCCACGACGAGAAGAAAACGGATCACTCGGTCAAGCCTGCGTGGTTTGCCGAGCAGATCGAGCGCATCTGGCCGGCGCTTCCCAAGATCGAATTGTTCGCCCGCAGCCCGCGCCCAGGCTGGGCCGCGTGGGGCAACCAGGCCAGTGCGGGCCGCCCGGATTCCGACGACAGCGAAGCAGCCTAAACCCAGAGGAGACACCCATGCGACCGATTACCGACGTGCTGCGTGAGTACCGGCGAGGACGAGCAGTTGATCTGGCCAGCCAGCGCCTGGCTGAACTGATCATGGCCGTCGACGAGACCAACAAGGCCGGTGAGATCGTCATCAAGATCAAGGTGAAGCCGCAGAAGGGCGGCGGCTCCGAGAAGACGCTGCACATCGACGTCAAGTCGAAGATCCCCGAGCTGGAATTGCCCGAGGCCGTGTTCTTCTCGGACAACGAGGGCAACCTGCATCGCAGCGATCCGGCCCAGTCGGAGCTGACGTTCCGCGACGTCGCCAGAGATACGCCGCAGCAGGGCGCCGGCTAATCAGCCGCACCAACCATTTCGTCGTCCCTTCACCTCAAAACCTGAAAGCCGAAACCCATGACCAACGAAGCCCAGACCGTTGCCGAACTCGCCGTCCGCGCCGCTGGCGCACCCGCCAGCGTCAAGACTGAGTCCGGACGCGAATTTCTCGTGGTGCCCAAGGACTACCAGCACCACGACGTGACGCTGCCACATTCTCTCGACGTGAAGATGCCGAAGGCGATCGAACAGTCCGTCACGTTGCAGAATGCCGACGCGTTGAAGCAGTACCTGAGCCGCTTCAAGGGCGACAATTCCATCATGTTCGCCGACATCGCGAGCAGCCGCATCGTCGGCGCGCTCGACTATCATGGCCCGGAGCAGGGCGCGCTGGTGAAGCACAAGGCGACGCTCGACCTGCCCTACTCGGAGGAGTGGAAGATCTGGAGCGCGATCGACGGCAAGCTGATGCCGCAGCTCGACTTCGCCCGCTTCATCGAGGAGAACGCGCCGGACGTCAGATCGCCAGATGCGGCGACGCTGCTCGAAGCCGTGCGCGACCTGCAGGCCCGCCGCAACGTGAATTTCATCCAAGCAGTCCGAACCGACAGCGACAACGAAAGCTTCGAGTTCACGGACAATACCGAGGCGCGCACGAAGGCGGATCTCGAACTTCCGACCAAATTCCTGCTCGGCATCCCCGTCTATTTTGGCGACCCCGACGTCGAGGTTCACGCATTCCTGCGCTGGAAGCTGGAGGAGGCCAAGCTGCTGCTCGGCATCAAGCTCCACAGAGCCGAGCATGTGCGCCAGGCGGCTTTCAAGCTGATTGTGACCGATGCGATGGAGAAGACGTCGCTGCTCGCCGTGTTCGGCAAGCTGGGCTGATCTCGCGCCATGCTGGCCCCGCATCGCATGTCTCCCAACCGCCTGCGCGAGCTGCGCGAACGCGTGCAGCAGCTCGTGCGAGCCCGGTTGGGGGACCGCATCATCTGCACGCGATGCACGGCCAAGTTCTCGACCTACGCCGACAAATGCGAAGCGCCGCTCGACGAGCGCTGCCCGGGCTTCAACGTTGTCGACCGCGTGCAGATGGATGCCGAGAAGGAAGTGGGGCTGACGTGAGCTCGATCATAAACCCCGACGCCATCAGGATCGGCGACAGCCTTCGATCCAAGCCGGTCGGCAATAAGGGCTGGTTCGTCGGCGAGGTCGTCGAGATCCGCGATCGCGCCGTGGTGCTGCGCGACGCCGAGCGCCGCCGGTGGCTGCGGGAATTCGATGAGCTGGAGGCGCCGCAGTGAGCGCACCCGTCCGTATTCAGCGCAAGCGCACCAAGGGCTGGAAGATGCCCGAGAACACGCTCTATGTCGGGCGCCCCTCTCTATTCGGCAATCCACTGCCGCGCGGGGGATTCGAACGCGCGAACTACATGTGCTGGCTCGCCGGCACAAGCGATCGGGCGCTTAAGACCATGGCAGCGGTTTCGTCTCTCCGTGGCAAAAACCTCGCATGTTGGTGCTCGCTCGATCAGCCCTGTCATGCCGATGTGCTGCTCGACGTCGCCAACAAGCCGGAATGGAGCGCCGCATGAACCCGCTCCTCCCGCACCTCGCCAAATCCGGCATCCACTCCGATCGCGTCGTCGATGCCTTTAACCTGATGCTGCGCGAATTGCTCGACCCCGAGAGCCCGCACGAATTCGAGACCACGACCGTGCGCGACTTCGAGGGCAAGCCGCTCCAGGTCAAACGCTTCCCCGCCGACTGGTCGCGCCGGCTCGCGCGCGCCGCCGAGACCCGCGCGTTCCGCCGCATGGAGCCGGCAGAGATCGTGCGACGCATCCTCACCACGGAGGCGCCCGCGCCATGACCGACCTTCCGACGTTGGCCCTTTCCGTTCGGCAGCCCTGGGCCTGGGCGATCGTCTCTGCCGGGAAGGATATCGAGAATCGCAGCTGGCAGGCCGTCAATCACGGGCTGAAGCGCCGCGGCCGCATCGCCGTGCACGCCAGCAAGGGCCTCGGCAAAGAGGAGTACGAGTCTGCGCGCGACTTCATCAACGAGATCCTCGCTGCAGGCCCCGACGACAGGCTGCGCTGTCCGGCCGCGCTCGACCTCCAGCGCGGCGGCATCATCGGCAGCGTCGATGTGGTCGATGTCGTGACCGACAGCGAGAGCGACTGGTTCATGGGGCCCCGCGGCCTGGTGCTGCGCGAGCCTCAGTCCTGCACGTTCGTGCCGTCGGTCGGCGCCCTCGGCTATTTCGAATGGAAGCCGGCGGACGTTTCCGTCGTGCCCGCGCCGTCAAAATGGATGCTGCCGATCGGAGCAGCGCCGCACGAGCCCAAGATCATCGAGACGCAAGGGAGCCTGCTGTGATCGACCGGCAGAACGGCGGCATCATCTACGTCGAATGCGACAGCTGCGAAGCCGTGCTCGACACGGAGACGAAGGACTTCGACGAAGCCCGCGCGTGTATGCAGCGAACGGACTGGAAGGTCCGCAAGATCGGACGCGACTGGATTCACGGCTGCCCGAAATGCGGCGTGCCGAGGGAAGGGGGGCTGCTGTGACACTGATCAAAGACCCTGTCGAGCGTGTGGATGGCGAGACCGAGCGCGTGGTTGAGAGCACCTACATCGCGCTGGGCAAGGGCAACGAATGCTGGATCGTGCTGGCCCGTGGCGCCTTCGCGTTCCGCTTCGGTCCCTATAGCGGGCCCGAGGCCGGAGCGATCCTCAATCGCTGCGTCAAGGAGCGTATCGCCGCAACCGTCGTCATGCAGTGCGGACCGGATTTCGACTGGGAGATCGCCCGCGACATCGGCATGAAGCTGGTGCTGCCAGAGGATCGCCTGACGCCGCTCGGGCTGCTGCGTCGTTTCCTGAAGCGGTTACGGCGGAGCGCGACGTAATGACCGCGCAGCCGCAGAAGGGCGCAGTGAACCGCTTCAGATCCGGCGAAGAACTGCGGATGCGCGAGCTGGTCGTGCCGGAGCTGCGCAAGCGCTGGCCCGCCGCGCGCATCGTTCACGAGTTACCGCTCCGCTACTCCAGCAACCGCATCGATCTCGCCGCGGTCACGGCGGGCGAAATCGTCTCGGTCGAGATCAAGTCGAGCCGGGATGTGATGGATCGCCTCGAGGCCCAGCTGCGCGCGTTCGAGCCCATCTCGGCGCGCACGATCGTCGCGCTGGCGCCGAAGTGGAACGAGCAGCTGCCGATGCTCGAAACCAAGAAGGAGTTCTCTACAAGCTTCACACCGCAGCACACGGAGGCGCAGCGCCTCATTGCCACCATCTCCAGCGCGATCGAAATCTGGACCGTCGATGCTGACGCCGGCACGGTCGTCGTGACCCACGGCGGGGCCTATCGAAGCGCGCGGCCGTGGCTCGCACAGATGCTTCATATGCTGCACGTCTCCGAGCTGGTCGAGATTGCGCATGCGCACAGGATCGCCGTGCCGAAGCGTCCGACTCATCACACGCTGAGCGGCGACCTCTGCGATCTGCTGCAGGGCAGGGAAGTGGTCGGCGCGGTTTGCGCCGCGCTCCGATCGCGCGCCGCGTTCGACAAGGCCTCCGACGCGCCCGTCACCCTCATCAAGGAAGCCGCGGAATGAAGCATCCGCTGCTCGACCTCTTCCTCCATTTCATCCTGGCGCTGCTCGTGCTCGGCCTGCTCGCCGTCGGTATCGTGTTGATGCTGATCTTCACCATCGTGGACGCCGCCGCGCACGTGTTCGGAAAACTCAGGAGGGCAGCGCCATGACGCGCATCTATCGCAAATGGTCGCATGACGAGGATGCCCAGCTCCTGTTCCTGCGCGAGCACGCCAAGATGTGTTTCGGCGACATCGACAAGGTGCTGGAGCTCCGGAAGGGCGCATCGTGTGATCGTTATCGCGTGCTGCGGCCGAAGCCATATCGCGTCACAGTCGATGCGCAACAGCGCCGCACTGAGAACATCGTGGAGAAGGAAGCGGCGCGCGCCCGGCAGATCGCGTGCCAGGCGCCGCCGCCGACGTCGCTGACCGCGTCTTTTTTTGGCGATCCGCCGCCTGGCCGCAGCGCGTTGGATCAGAAGCGAATGGCAGCGACATGATCAGTCTCACCTTGAACACCCGTCGCATCTCGCGTGCTGCATGGCGGGCCATCTGGCGCCAGCAACGCATCATCAACCGCGAAACGCGCCGCGCGCAGAATGATCTGATGCTGTTCGGCACGGCTTTCGTGCAAGTCGGCGCAGACATACCGGATTTCGTCCGCGCGGTGCGGCCTTGGGATGTCATCATCCGGCCCGACGGCACGCCGGAGCTCAGGCCGTGACCGCTCGCAAGAACCATCGCTGGGGCGACAAACAGGAATTCCCTCTGGCCCACAAGAGCGAGCGCAGCTGTCTCAACGGCTGCGGCATCACCAAGGTGACGCGGCACGAAACCGAAGGCGGGCGCGATATCTACTGGACGGAATTCTGGCGGCGCGGCGAGCGGATGCACGGTATCCGCACGCCGCTGTGTGAATCCGCTGAGGCGCCGGCCGCCTGAATAGAAATTTTGTAGCGCGTTGCGTACTGCGTCCTGTTTCCCAGAGCATCACGAGACCCTATGTCAATTGCAGCAATGAACTGGGCGCTCGCCCAGGAGCTTGAGACGTGCCAGCACCAGGCGCTGCTCTACGTGATCGCCGACTCCGCCGACCCGAACGGCGTGACGCGGCATTGCGATCCCGATTACATGGCGAGCAAGGCGCGCCTGTCGCGCGCCACGATGTTCCGCCGCTTGTCGGAGCTCGAAGATTTAAAGGTGCTGTCCCGCCGGAAATATTACACGGAAGCGGGCACGCCTCGCTACGAGATCAAGCTGGATCTAGATCTACGCATCAGCCTTCCGCTGCGCTCGCGCCGCAAAGGCGATGAGGACGATCCGGACGGTGAGAATGCGGAAATACCAAAGTCTCAGGCTGAGACTTTGGCCGGAGCAGAGTCTCACGGTTCTGAGACCGGCGCAGTCTCACCGGTGAGACCGGCGCAGTCGCACTCGTGCGACTCCATAAGTCCTACCTTGTCCAAAGAACTTCCCCCCAACCCCCCTCCGGGGGGCTTTCGCTCAAAGCGTGAAGTTGAGCGAAGCGAGGAGCGCGAAGCCGTCTGGCGAGCGTTCCTCGGTGTCTACCCCGGCATCAGCGCCATGCCGCAGGATGACGCCCGTAACGCGCTCGATGCGCTGCCGATCGACGAGACCGAATGGGCGATCTCGTCGGCGCCGCTGTACGCTGCGGAGTGCCGCAAGCTGTCGAAAGCGCCCAAAAACGCTCACACCTGGCTGCGCAAGGCGATGTTCAAAAATTTCCCCCGCGGGGGACCGCCGCCGGCGCGCCCCGACAGCTTTGCCGCCGACAGCCCGGAGGGGCGGGCGCTCGCGGCCCTGCATCAGGTCGCTCGCAAGACGATCCCGACGATCAACGGCCGAGTGACCTACCGTGGCGAGGTCACGCCGCAGCTGCTGGCCTTCGCGCAGGCGGGCGAGCGCTCGGCATGGCCCTGGATCGAAAGCTCGGACGCCACGCGCGACCAGATCGCGGCTTGGGCGCGGTTCATCGAGGCGCACGTTCCGGGCCCGCGCGGACCGCTGATCGAGACCCGTGGCCTCGGCGCCAACCAGCGAGCCGGCATCCACGCGCCCTGGCCGTGGCCGCCGAAGAAGGACGGCAGCATCTACCAGAATCCAGTACCCGAGGAGCCCGACCATGCCTGACATCGAAGCCGCCTTTCTGCAGGCGCAACTCGTCGCCAAGAGCCGCGAGGCGCAACGCACACCAGAGAGCAGGGCGCGGGCGAATGCGCGGCGCGATGCCTACAACGCCCCGCGCGGCGTCAGCCTCAGCGAAACGCCGCTGAGTTCCATGAGCGAGGAGAGGACCGTGCATTGCTTCGACCCCTGGATCATCGTGCGCAGCGAGCCCAACCGCGAGCACGCCGCGCATTGCTCGCTCCGCCGCGAGGGTTTCGAATGCTGGTATCCGGCCGGGCGCCGACTGAAGCAGATGCCACAGCGTTTCTTGCCGTCCAAGACCCGCCACAAGAAGCGCCACGTCGTCCTCGAGGAGCTACGGCTGCCTTACCCCGGCTACCTCTTCATCCGCCGCATGACGCAGGCAAGCCAGGCCGCGATCATCTGGCGGCTGTTCGAGCTCGACGGCGTGCTGGGCGTTTGCGCCTTCGGCGAGAGCCTTGCCATCGCAGAGGATTACGAGATCCAGATGCTGCGCTTCAAGGAGGACCTCGGCACCTTCGACCAGTGGGAGCTCGACATCACGGCCAAGGCCTTCGCCCTGTCCGAGATCCGTCGCTCCGAGGCCGCGAAGGAACGGTGGGACAAGCCCCCGAAGCTGCTCGGCACGCTTGACTCGAATCAGGGCGGGAGTCTTCATCTCGTCGAAGCTTTCGGCCGCATCACCCGCGTCATAGCCGCATCAGGAGACCTGCACATCCCACGCTGATCCTGGTTGCTGGCACAGGGTGCCACGCAAAGTGCGAAGCTTGAGAGACCAGCCCCGGCATTGTCCGGGGCTTTTTAGTGTGCGGCGTTGGCACCCCTGACGCCGCTGCCCTCCTTGGGCGTTTCCTCCCTAGACTTGGGCCGCTTCTTCATCAGAAGCGGCCTTTTTGTTTTTGGGGGCGCCGTCGTCCCTCTCGGGTCTCCTCAGATCGAGATGTCCGGACGCCATGCCTGGCATCTCCGACGGCGCTGCCCATCAACTTTGAAAGGCTCATGCTGTGAGCAGGACAATCGAGATCAGGGGTCTCTCCGATGCCCAGTGCGATGCGCTGGCGGGCGAGGCCAAGGCCGCGGGCCTGAAGTTCTACGACCATTGCCGCGGCAAGCTGCTGGCAAACACGACTGTGGCAGTGCCTCAACCAGCATACGGCCGCGGGCCGGCGATGCTTGAGCTACCGGCGGTGCGACGCGAGAATGCGAAGGTAGCTGCCGAGGTCCAGGAGACCGACCGCATCGGCCGCCTCGAAGCCATGATGGCCCAGATGGGCGAGACGCTGCAGCTGCTGGCCAGCAACCCGATGTATCTGGTCGCCGAGCCGGAACTGCCCGAGGCCGACAACCCCGAGGTCGACGTCGACGACGTCATCGGCCAGTCGCTGCAAGCAGCCGAGCGCCAGGGTCTCACAGCGGTTGAACGCGAGGAGCCAGCGCAGGCTGGCGGCGTCCGCCACATCGGCCAGCGCAGGCCGGCGCCCTACAGCGTCAACGCAGTGCCACAGCACCTGCGCGGCCTCTGACGATCGAGTCCGCATCGTGGCGTTGATGACTCGAAATGACTCCCCCATGGGATGGACGTGATGCCCGCGCTGCGGCACGTCCCCCACGAGGTCTTTGCGCTTGCGATCGCCGAGAACCGGCCGCTGCTGGAGGCGCACAAGGAAGCCGGCTATGTGCCGGAGCCCGGCAACGCCAAGCGCATCCGCAATCGCCCCGATGTGCGGGCGCGGATCGACGAGCTTCGGAACGAAGCGGCGGAATTTGCCAATGTGCGGCGCGTGCGCGTGGTGCTGGAGGTCGACCGGGTCGGTCGCGCCAACACGCAGGACTATTACGATGCTGAGGGGGTGCTGATCCCCATCCACAAGCTGCGCCGGGATCTTGCGGCCGCCGTCCAGGAAGTGGTCGTCGAGGGCAACAAGATCGTCGGCTACAAGCTGTTCGACAAGAACCAGGCCAATTTCACGCTGTTGAAATATCTCGGCGGCTTGCCGGAGGCGCCCGCGGCGCAGACTCATGTCTCCATCTTCAACCAGCTTTCCGTCGAAGATCAGCGGCATCTTGCCGACGCTCTCGAGGCTCTCCCCGGAGGGCAGGGCGACACTGATCGAGAGGCTCCGGGCGAACGTTCGCCAGCGTGAGAAGTTTCGCCGGCTGTTCTCGTACTACCCAGATGACGGACCCTTAAGGCGCACGCTCTATCCGCGTCACATGGAGTTCTTCGCCGCCGGCGGCACGCACGAGCTCTTGCCGACATGCCCCGACGATTGCGACGGCAAACCGCATCGCGATCGCCTCGCGCTCTGTGCCAATCGCGTCGGCAAGACCGAGGGCATGGGCGGCTACGAGACCGCGCTCCACCTGACCGGGCACTATCCGGACTGGTGGGTCGGCCACAGGTTCGCGCATCCGATCTCGGCATGGGCCTCGGGCAAGACCAACGAGTCCACGCGCGACATCATCCAGACCAAGCTGTTCGGCGCGGTGACATTCCGCGGCCGCGAGAAGACGGTGACGGGCACGGGCCTCGTGCCTGCCGACGACATCGGGGCCATCACCTGGAAGCGCGGCGTCGCCAATCTGATCGACAGCGTTCGCGTGCGGCACAAGACCGGCGGCTGGAGCGACGTCGGCCTGAAGTCCTACGAACAGGGCCGCGGCGCCTTCGAGGGCACGGAAAAGCACCTGATCTGGTTCGACGAAGAACCGCCGATGGAAGTCTACGAAGAAGCCGGTATCCGCTTGATGACCACGCGCGGTCATCTGCTGCTCACGTTCACGCCGATGGAAGGCATGAGCAAAGTGGTGCTGGAGTTCATTCCCGGAGGCAGCCTGCCGAAGCGGGACGAGGAGAGGGCCGGATGGCTGATGGAAGCGATCGCTTGATCGAAGATGAGAGTGAGCAGGTTCTGCTGTACGCGCTGCGGAAGTTGGATGCGGCGTTTGAGATCATAGAGGGTATGCTCGTAGAACGCGTTGGTCTGACGCATCAGTCGGCCCGCGAGCACGCGGCCGCGGCTGCTATGACGAAAGCTCTGTTGCTGGCTAAAGGTGCTGGCTTTTCAAAGGAGCGCGTCGTCGGTGTTATGGGCAGTGGCTGGGATGAGGACGACGCATTCGTGCGTGGTATGAATTGATTGTCCGGCAAGTTCACCATGAATGCCGGCTGGGACCATGTCCCGCATCTCTCGGAAGAGCAGAAGTCCGAAGAGCTCGGCCGCATCCAACCGTTCCAGCGTGAGGCCCGCACCAAGGGCATCCCGACGCTCGGCGCCGGCGCGATCTATCCCGTCCCCGAGGACGTCTATCTCTGCGACCCCTTCGACATTCCGGACTACTTTCCGCAGGCGTACGCGCTTGACGTCGGCTGGAACAGGACCGCAGCCCTCTGGGGCGCGCACGATACCAATACCGACATCCTCTACCTCTACAGCGAGCACTATCGTGGCGAGGCCGAACCGCCGATTCATGCCGCTGCCATCAAGGCACGCGGCGCGTGGATCCCGGGCGTGATCGATCCCGCCGCGCGCGGCCGCGGCCAGAAAGACGGCCAGCGCCTGATGACGATCTACCAGGACCTCGGCCTCGACCTGACCGCCGCGGACAATTCCCTCGAGGCGGGCATCTTCGAGGTGTGGACCAGGCTCTCGACCGGGCGGCTGAAAGTGTTCCGGACGCTGCTCAACTGGATCGCCGAATGTCGCTTCTACCAGCGTGACGAGAAGGGCCGCGTCAAGGACGGCCAGAACGACCATCTGATGGACGACACCCGCTACCTGATCCTGAGCGGCCTGGCGCGCGCGATCATCCGGCCGGCTAACATGTGGCGCCGTGGCCCGAGCGTCTCGCAGCATTCGAGCGACTACGATCCGTTGAGGGGCTGACGATGACCGATCCCGGTGTTCGCTGCCTCTATCGTCCCGGCAACGAACCGGTGCCTCGGACCAATACCGTGCCGCGGCGCTCTAGCGACCATGCCCGCGAAACGCTCGGACAATTCCTCGACGCCAATCTGATCCGACCGCTCTACTTCAACGAAGAGCAGCAGGCCCAGCGCGTCGAGGACGCCCTCGACACCATGACGTTGACCGAGCGCATCACGATCGAGATCGAGATGCAGAGCCGATCGGCGACCGTCCATTCGTTCGACTACGACCCCCTGAGGTGATGATGCACCCGAACGTCGCCGGCGCGCTGATCAACTCGGCGCTCTATCTGCTGTGCGTCTTCACGATGGGCGCGGCCACCAACCAGGTGTGGGCGTGGAAGCTTGCGCTGGTCGCGATGGCGATCGCGTTCCTGAGCCACGTCGCCCAGCTCGTGCCGATGCCCCGCATGGTGTCGCTCGCGCTGGTGCTGTGGTCCTGGGTGTTCGGCGCTGCCGCCGGCATCGCGCTGCTGGTCTGAGGGAATCCATGGGCATCTTCCAACCCGATCTGCCGCCGTCTCCGCCGCCTCCGCCGCCGTTGCCGCCCGCCGCTCACGTGCCGACGGCTGCAAGTGGCGACGTGCAGGCGACCGCGGCCAAGACCCGCGCGCGTGCGCTGCAGGCCGGCGGCAACGGCTCCAGCGGCACGGACCTGACCAAGGGCGATGTCGGCACGGTCTCGACCGGCAAGGCCTCGCTGCTTGGGGATACCCAGAAGTAATGCTCGACACCTCCGCCGCCGCGCGTTCGTTCGACGTCGCCCATTACGAGATGGCGGACGCCAGTCTGCTGGCGCAGACGCCGGCGATGGCCAAGCGCGCGTGGATCGCCAACGACGATTCTGCGCGTCAGAAGAACTGGGAGGATCTCCGCCTCCAGCTCGAGGCCCGGCTCTACGGCCTGCGAAGCTGGCGCCTCTCGTGGTGGGAGCACTGGGCGAAGCTGGCCGAGGCCATCCTACCGCGGCGCTATCACTGGCTGATCGTCCCCAACACGATGACGCGGGGCCTCGCGATTAACCAGGCGATCAAGGACCCGACCGGATCGCAGGCGGTGCGGGTCTGCACGGCCGGCATGCGGTCCGGGATCATGTCGTCGTCGCGGCCGTGGTTCAAGCTGAAGCCGGGCCTGCGCAACTTCAAGCCCGACCAAGCCGCCAAGGACTGGTTCGAGGACACCCAGGACCGGATGTACCGGGTGTTCGCGGGCAGCAACTACTACCAATCCGCGACGCAGATGTTCGAGGACCTCGTCGTGTTCGGCACGGCGCCGAAGCTGATGTACGAGGACCGGCAGACCATCATCCGCTGCCAAAATCCCTGCGCCGGGGAGTATTACCTCGCGCTCGGCAGCGACGGACGCCGCAACGCGTTCTACCGCACCTTCGTGCAGACCGTGGCGCAATGCGTCATGATGTTCGGGCTGAAGAAGTGCAGCGTGAACATCCAGACGCTCTGGGAGCAGAAGGGTGCGAGCCTCGAAACCGAGGTGATCGTCGCCCACGCGATCGAGCCAAACTTCTCGCTGGCGATGCCCGGCATGACCGACCCGAATCTCGGCGTCGTGCCCGGCAACTTCACCTGGCGGGAATATTTCTGGGAGTGGGGCCAGTCCTCGGCACAGCCGCTGAGCGTCCGCGGCTTCCGCACCAAGCCGTTCATCACGCCGGTCTGGACCTCGACCAGCAACGATGCTTACGGCCGCTCGCCCGGTATGGACGCGCTGCCGGATATCCTGCAGCTGCACCTGATGACGGTGCGCCAGGCTGAGGGCATCGACAAGATGGTGCGGCCGCCGCTGCTGGCCGACAACAGCCTGAAGAACCAGCCCTCATCGATCCTGCCCGGCCGCGTCACCTACGTCCCCGACGTCTCCAAGGGCATGAAGTCCATCTTCGAGATCAAGATGGACCTGCAACACATGTCGGCGCTGATCGAGAAGATCGAAAAGCGCGTGGAGAAATGGTTCTTCAACGACCTGTTCCTGATGATGGAGAACATCCCGGGCGTGCAGCCGCGCAACGAGATGGACATCGCGGAGCGTCGCGGCGAGAAGATGCAGGTGCTCGGACCCGTGGTCGAGGGCGTCAATGGCGAGCTCGCCGACGATGTGCGCCGCTGCTACTCCATCATGCAGCGCCGCGGCTTGCTGCTGCCGAAGCCGTCGAGCCTGCAGGGCATCCCGCTCGACATCGACTTCGCGTCCATGGTGACGGTCGCCCAGCGCGCCGCCGAGACCGCGAGCATGGAGCGCGGCATGACCGTGGTGACCAAGCTCGACCAGCAATATCCGGACAAGCACGTCGGCGACAACGTCGACATGGACAAGTGGGTCCGCAACTACCTCGAGAAGTCGAACTTCCCGGCCTCCGACATGAACGGCGAGGACCAGGTCGAGCAGATCCGCAAGGCCCGCCAGGCCGCGCTCGCCAAGGCCAAGCAGGAAGCGCAGTCCGCCCAGGCCATGACGCACACGGTCCCGGCGCTGGCCGGCGCTGCCAAGGCAGCAAGCGAGATCGATCCAGGCGGAGCGCTCAACGCGCTGCAGATCGCGCAGGGGCTGACGCCGGCGAATCCGGCGAGCGTGCCCGCAGGGTAATCAACGAGGAAAGGTTGATTTGATGAGTGAAGCTGCTGAAATGGAAATGCCGCGTTACGTGTCCCACAAGAAGGTGTGGGCACTGGAGATCGCAACGATCAACCGGATGGTTCCGGGCAAGGTCACGTTGTCGTTTGTCGACAAAGGGTACGCGCCCCTCACGTTCGACGAAGATGATCCGATGCTGGTGCGCTACAGCCCCATCCAGCGGGACTTCTATGTCGTCTACAAGGACGGCTACAGGTCGCTCTCGCCCCGCAAGGCCTTCATTGAAGGCTACACGCGCGATGAGCCCGATGCGCTGGAGCTCGGCGCCGCCGCACGCGGCGTGAAGTAGCGATGGTGAGCGTCCCGTACAATGCGGCCAACGTGGTGGTGTCGTGCCCCAAGGGCACACGCTTCCCGGTCCGTATGGAAAATTTCGGTTGGAGTGAAGACGAGCAGGGGTATGTCTCTGTGTTCGAGTTTCAGGGCAATCGATATCGTTCGGTGTTTCCTGCGAAGTTTCACGTCGGCCAGCACTGTGCCACGCCCGATCTGAGGCTTGCGCACGACGAGAACTTCATGTTCGACGAACTCGGCTTTCTCGTCGAAGACTGTGAGGCAGTGCGATGACCGACGAAACCATCCTCGGCCCCGACGGCCTTCCTGCCGCGCCTCCCGAGCAGCTGATCGAGACCGACGCCAACGGCGATCCCATCCGCCAGGGCACGCTCATGCTCGAGCGCGAGTCCTACGAGCGCGTGATTGAAGGCCTCAAGATGATCTCGGATGCCTGCGCGCATCTGATCCGTCACGAGCCCCTGCAGGCTGAGCACTGGCGCGGCTTCATGACCCGCTTCGACAAGGCCCGCCTGATTGCGGTCCAGCATGCCGGGCTTGGCCTCGCCATGCAGCAGCAGGAAACGCAGGACGTCCGCGGCGAGCCGCTGCCCTGGAAGCTCTGCCGCCAGCGCTTCCTCGAAGGCGTCGAACAGGCCGCCGGCGGCTGCCGCCAGCTCGCCACCTGCCATCGCGGCGATCTCTGGTGGTCGACCATGGCCGGCACGCTCGACGATCTCGCGCGCAAGCTCCACGCCATGCGCCGCGCCGCCGTCCGCAAGGCTGTGCGTGAGGCGCCCGCGCTGATCCTGCCGCCGGGCTTTGCGAGGCACTGATGCGCGCCCTCAACAACAGCGAGGTGCCGGGCTTCACGGCCAAGCGCGCCGAGCTCGGTTCGGAAGAGTATTCCGAACGGGTGGCGTCGCCGGTGATGAACGCCGTCGATCAGATGCCGGCCGCGTACCGCCAGCTGGTGCACGAGCTCGGCTATGTCGACGTCTATCGCGCATGGAAGCGCGGCTGGACGCCATCCCAGATCCGCGGCTCGGCTGCAGACGGGACGTTCCACCTTTCGTGAATCTACCCCGCGCAGCTACGCGGGATCGCGCGATGAAAACAGAACCTCGGACTTCATCGTCCCCGGCGAAGGCTTCATCGCTTTCCCCCTGACATGTCGCGCAAGGGTCGTAGCTGGCCGGCGGACGATGGAGGCTACAATGGTCAAGAAGGCCAAGGTTGTGCGTAAGACGTTGAAGGAGAAGGTTGCGATCGCGTGCGTGGAGGCGCGTGCTCTTGGCTGGGCAGATGGCTTCGACAAGGCCATGGCGGAGGCTCGGCGCAAGTTCGCGCCGGACACGGAAATCCAAGATGCCCTCACGGACTTCGCGCAGCAGATCAGGGGCTGGCCGATCGATGGCGCAGCAGTCGTTATGCTGGTCGGGACCGACCTCAAGCACATCTGCAACATGGCCATCCCGGCGCGGACGGCAAAGGCGATCGCGGGCGAACTGGAGCGCCTTGGCTACAAGCGATGACCCGCCTCGACGTCAAGCGAGACGGCGGCATCGTCTTCGTCAATGCCGCCCACGACGCGGCCTTCCGCAAAGCGCTGATGGCGGGCGTCCCGCCCGCGTTGCGCGGCAAGATGCAGGAAGCGCTGGCCGCGACGCCTGGCCGTGGCGCTGCCGCTCACGCGCGGCGCTACTTCGGCGTGGAGGCCGATCAGATCTTCGCCGATGCAGCCGAGCTCGCCGGCTATCTGCATCGCTTCCTCAACGATCAATACCGGCTCGACGGCCTGCTCGAATGGCTGACCGCGACCGGCTTCGGCAACGACTATCGGATGATCAAGGTCTTTGCCGAATGGGCGCGGCTGACGTCCAAGGCAGAGATCAAGGCGATCTTGCCGGCCGAGGCCAAGGTCGTCTGGATAGGGCCGGACGAGAACAATGGCTGACGATCTCCCGCCCGAGCCGTTCGATGCCGCAGACAGCATCGCCGAGAACAACGCGCGGCGTGATGTCGAGCGACTGGCGCGCGAGGATGCCGATGTCCTTCGCGCCATCATGCACACCAAGAAGGGCAGGGCATGGATCATCCGGCAGCTCGATCGCTGCCACATCAACAGCCCGGCCAAGTTCGTAGCCGGAAGCCCTGATGCGACCGCGCACAATCTCGGCCTCGAGGCCTACGGCGCGATGCTGCTGACCGACGTGATGAAGGCCTCCGTCGATCTCTACATGACGGCGATCAAGGAAGCCCAGGCCGAAGCGGAGCGCGCCAATGCGGTGCGCCGAGAGGCGAGGGTGAAGCGCGAAGCCACGGAGCGCGGGCCGGACGCGGAAGACATGGTGGGGGTGAAGCTGCCGCCGCCGAAGGGCTTCCCGGGCCATGTGCCGCCGGCGCCGCCGAGGAAGAAGAGGTAAGTGATGTTTTATCGCGACTTCATGCAGAAGTACCGCCCGGTCTATTCGCCGGACGAGCCCGCGGCGCCTGCTGCTGGCGCTGACGTAGCGGCCGCAGCCGCGGGTGACGGACAGGCCGCCCCGGCGGCATCGGCGGGTCCAAGCGCCGAGCCTGCGGCCGCTGCGCCTGCTGGCGACGTCGTTGCCGAGGGCGCTGCCGCGCCTGCCGCTGGTGATGCGCCCAAGGGCGAACCAACGCTGTTGGACGGCGCTACCGGTACCAAGCCCGAGGCGAAAGCCGACGCTGCGACCGACAAGGATTCCCCGGCTCCGGCCGAGGCTGCGAAGACCGACGCCAAAGCCGACGATGTCAAGCCGGAAGCGAAGGACGACAAGTCCGCCGCCGATGCTGACAAGCCGAAGGCCGAAGATGTCAAGGATGCAGCCAAGGACGACCCGGCGAAGAAGGATGCCACGGCCGCAGAGCCCCCGGCTCCGATCAAGTACGAAGCGTTCAAGGTGCCTGAAGGCATCAAACTTGACGACGAGCGCATCGGTAAGTTTGCCGAGGTGGCCGGCGCCGGGCAGGTGTCTCAGGACGTCGCGCAGTCGCTGCTGGAGCTCCACGTCGCGGAGATGCAGCGGTTTTCCGAAGAGGTCGTGAAACAGGCCGAGGAGCATCAGCGCGACGTCTGGAGCAAGCTCAACGACACCTGGAAGACCGAGGCCCGCAACGACGAGCAGATCGGCGGCAACCGGCTGGAGACCGCGCTCGCGCGGGGCAAGGCCGTGCTCGAGGAATACGGCGGCACGGCCGACCAGGTGCGCGAGTTGATTGCCCACACGTCGAACAACGGCATGGGTAACTTCCCGGGCTTCCTGCGCTTCCTCGACAACGTCGCGCAGGCTTTGAACGTGTTCGAGGACTCGGCTGTCGGAGCCAATCCGAATCCGCCGAAGCCCGCCAAGGGCCCCGGCCAGCGCGGCTGGTACCCTTCGATGGGCAACGGACAGCAACAGACCTAAGACCTAACACCTCCGCGGCTACGGAGGCGCATCGCGCGACTTCTCTGACCCTGCACAGAGCAGGGCCATCTGGAGTCGAAACTCATGGCTTATTTGACGCTTGCCGATATCGGCCGCCGGTTTGATCCCGACGGCAAGATCGCCGACATGGCGGAACTGCTCTCCCAGTGCAACGAGATGGTCGACGACATGCCGATGGTGGAGGCCAACGGCCTGACCTCGCATGTCACCACGGTCCGCACCTCGCTGCCCAAGGGCTCCTACATCCGCTACTACCAGGGCACGCCTTACTCCAAGTCGAACGCGGCGCAGGTCGAGTTCGGCATGTCGTTGCTGCGCGACTACTCCCAGGTCGACAAGGAGCTGTGCAAGCTCGGCGGCCAGGAGAGCGTCCAGCGCGAGAAGGAAGACGTGGCCCATATGGAGGGCCTGTCTCAGCAGCAGTCCACCACGCTGGTCTACGGCAACTCCTGGACCTCGCCGGAGCAGTTCACGGGCTGGGCGCCGTTCTACAACACGGTCTCGACCGCGACCGCGCAGAACGCCGTCAACGTGTTCGATTGCGGCGGTGTCGGTTCGTCCAACGCCTCGATCTGGATGATCGGCTGGGGCGAGTCGACCGCGTACGGCATCTACCCCAAGGGCTCCAAGGGCGGCCTGGTGTTCGAGGACAAGGGCGACGTCGTCCCGGGCTTCGACTCCTCGAACCAGCGCTTCGAGGCCTACACCTCGCTGTTCCAGTGGCAGCTCGGCCTCGTCGTCGAGGACTGGCGCTACAGCGTCCGCCTCTGCAACATCGACACTACGACCGCAGGCCTGCTCGGCCCGACGCCGCCGGACATCTTCGCAATTCTCTCTCGCGCGATCGTCCGCCTGCCGACCGCGGGCCGCACGGTCTCCGGCATCACCAAGACGGACGCGCCGGACAAGATGTCCCCGGCCATCCGCTTGAAGATGTACTGCGACCGCACGGTGCGCGCCGCGATGGACGTTCAGGCGATCCGCGACAAGAACGTGCTGCTGTCGCCGACTGACTATGCGGGCCGTCCCATCGTCAACTGGCGCAACGTGCCGATCGGCGTGCAGGACTCGATGCTCAATACCGAGTCCCGCGTCGTCTAGCGCATCGCGCTGACTGAGACCTTCGCCGCCTCGTAGCGGCGGAGGGCCAGCTTCAACCCCTCATTCACGAAAGGCCATCACCATGGCACTCATGGACCAGAACCTGGTGTTGTCGAGCGCGCAGGCCATCACGGCGACCGCGCAGTCGACCAACGCCTACGACATCCTCAACGGCAACACGCTCGCGGTCGCGACCGGCGCCTACACCACCAATGCCATCATCGGCAACGCGACCGTGTTCGGCGAGGACCTCGGCCTCGGCCGCGGCAAGGGCACGCCTCAGATCGAGGTGTTCTCCGGCGCCGGCACGCCGATCACGGCAACCTCGCTTGACATCCAGCTGCAGGGTGCGCCCGATGCCGGCACGGGCAACACCTCGGGCGTTACCTACGTCGCCTATATCGGCACGGAGGCGATCCCGCTGGCCTCGATCCTGGCCTCGAACCGCCTTGCGCGTTTCGACTTCCCGCAGCGCCGCGTCGGCGCCGCGCTGCCGCGCTTCATCGCGCTGAACTATGTCGTGGCGGGTGCCAACTTCGGCGGCCTGACCGTGAACGCCTATGTGAACCTTGGCGGCACCTCCGCGCAGTCCACGCTCGGAAACTACGCCGCGAATTTCTAGTCGATCCCAAGCGAACGGCGGGGACTGAGTGCCGGCTCCAGTGTGGGTTGGCCGAGGGTTGATCCGCTTAGTAGGACTGGCAGCGGTCGGATCACTGCCTGCAACGTCTGAGTGAACGGACGCGACGGCCCGGAGAGACGGGCAACAAATTCAGCGACAGGGGATCTCGCAATGAGCGAAGCCAAGAACGAACCCGCGGAGCGTCCCGCGACTGTTGACGACGTGGTGAACGATGCGCTGGGAAGCTCGCGCGGCGTGCTGGTCGGGCGCGCGCTCGACGACAAGGGTCTGTTGGCCAAGTATGGCCTCGACGATCTCGATCCTGTCTTCGCGATGCGCGACGGCAACGAGATCATCCGCGAGAAGGAGCCCTGCTACGAGTGCCTGGCCGAGGGTTTCTACGGCAACGGCATGCACGGCACCTGGTACCAGGAGGGCGCCACCATCGTGCTCTCGACCACGCCGAACGAGCAGCTGCGCCCGCTCAACCGCGCAGCCGGCATCAACTACGCCAACTGGCTCGAAAGCCTGCCGCAGAATCGCACCTATATCGACATCGGCGACATGAGCGAAGCGGCCGTGATCCTCGCCAAGGATCCGCGCGTCGCGCAGATGTCGCAGGCGCAGGCGCAGCGTGCGACCATCGCGGTCGCCGAAGGTCTCAAGCTCAAGCGCGATCCGCATGCCCGCGATCTCCGCGCCGCTGACATCAACCGCAACTTCGCCCCCGCATCCGGCGGCAAGTCCCCGCCGATGCTCGGCGCCAAGATGAGCGACCTGTCTCAGATGGGCCCCGGCATGACGCGCGGCATGGCGACCGTGACCGGCCCCGGCGCCGGCGTGCGCAAGGCATCGAACCCGCTCGGCGGTCCGCCTCCGGGCCGCTGACGCCTTAACGTAGGGTGGAGCAGCCCGGTAGCTCGCCAGGCTCATAACCTGGAGGTCGTCGGTTCAAATCCGACCCCTGCAACCAGTATCAAGGCCGCCCCGTCTCCGACGCGGGCGGTTTTGTCGTGTCTAGAGCAGAGCCAACCTTTCTTGCCTCGGGAGCAGATCATGCGGAAGTTGCTGACGTCGTATCGTGCCTCAATGCTCGCGTTGCCGGTCGGGCTCGCGCTCGTGCTGGCGGCGCTGTTCGGCATGGATCGCCTGCAGGCGCAGAACGCCGGCCAGTTCCAGTTCACGGTGACCGGCAAGGAGCTGGTGCAGATCATCCCGCCGAACACGGCGGCGATCGCCTACACCTCCGTGTCCTCGCTGCGCGACGGCCGCATGTGGCTCTACAACGTGCCGCTGACCGGCTTCACGGTGACGATGACCGTCGACCAGTCCGTGGTCTCGCTGAATCCCGCCGGCACGCTGGCGACCGGGACCATCGTGTTTCCGCCGACGGTAGTCGACGGCAAGACGGTCAGCATCTTCAGCAGCCAGACCATCACGGCGCTGACGCTGTCGACCTCGAACAGCGCGACCTTCGCACCCGCTGCGGTGACGACGCTCGCGGCCAATGCCTCGCTCGAATACGTCTACGATCTCGCCAACAACCAGTGGCATCGCTTCCAGTAGCGCGCTGAACCGATGCCGACCGTCAGCCGCAAGCAGCACAACTTCATGGAGGCCGTGGCGCACAGCCCGGCCTTCGCGAAGAAGGCTGGCGTGCCGCAGAAGGTCGGCAAGGAATTCGCGGCGGCCGACAAGGCAAAGAAGTCGCGTTCGGAAAAATGGTACGGCAAGAAGGGCTGACGCACATGGCTGAGAAATCCCGCTCCGAGAAGTTTTACGGCAAGAAGGACAGCGGCAAGAAAGAGGGCGGCGACAAGAAGGCCGAGAAGTCCGAGCACCCGCACGTCAAGGAGCGGAAGGACGCGCATGCGCGCCACGCCAAGGCGCGCGAAGACATGAACAAGATGCACGAGGAAGAGCTCGCCGCGATGGCCGAGCGCCAGGCCACGGAAGGGCAGGGCGCGGTCGGCAATGGCGCTGCGCCTGCCGCTGGTCCGATGCCGACCGCGGCCAGCGCCGCGCCGACGCAGGGCGGCGCCGCGGCCGCGCCCCAAGCCTAGACAGTCGCGCCCATATCCTCCCGGGTCCGAGCACGGCCGGTCGGGCAAACACGCATCCGATGACGCGCGAGGGCGCGAGGGGCCGGGGTTGGTGGTCCTTTCATTTATCGCCAATCGGGTGAGCCGTTATTTCCAGCACTGGAGCACGATCGATGTTTGCCAAGATGGTCAGCATGGCCCGCACGCCGGAAGAGGCGAAGGCCGAGGTTGCGAAGTATGACGCGCCGTCGCCGGCGAGTGTCGCATCGGTCCCGACCTATCCCTACGGCCTCTGCATCTCGCTCGACGAAGAGACGATGGAGAAGCTCGGCATGGACGGCGAAATGCCGTCGGTGGGCGAGGTGATGCAGTTCACGGCGATGGCCAAGGTTACCTCGGCCTCGATCAACGAGCGCGAGAAGAGCGACGGCACCAAAGAGCAGTGCTGCCGCCTCGAGCTTCAGATCACTGACATGGGCGTGCCGGCGCCCGACATGGCGAGTCAGTCCGTCGAGAAGTCCGCGCAGCGCCGCAAGCGGTTCTATGGCGCGACCATGGCCGCCGACGCAGACGACGACGACGAATAGGTCCGCAGGCCCAGCCCAAACCCACATTACGGAGGATGTCATGACGCGATATCGTTTGACTGCACGCGCGCAGATGCACGGCGAGTTGCGCGAACCTGGCTATGTCTTCACGCTCGCCGCCGGCGAAGTGGGACCGCATCGCACGGTCTCGCAGCGGCCCGGCGTCAACATTGCCGATCATATCGGTGAGGACTCCGCCGTGGTCGACGAGCCGCTCTATCGCGAGCTCTCCGATGAGGAGAACGCCGCGGTGGACGCTGCCGAGGCCAAGGTGATCGAGGAAGCTGACGCCCATGCGGCCGCGTGCGCTGCGCGCGATGCCGAGCAGGCCAAGGCCGCCGAGGAGCCGGCCGCCAAGGCGGACGAGGGCGGGCCGGTTGATCCGGAGGCTGACGGCGAGAAACCGCCGGCCCAATAGGGCGCCCGCAGCAGACGCGCCAGCCTGGAGAATAGCTTTGGACATGAAAAACGTCGGCGCATCCTACTGCGACTTCCACGACGTCGGATGCAGCCTCGCATGGGCGCTTATCGCGTTAGGTGATTTGGCTCCGATACTGATCCCGCTCCTGTTGGTTATTGGCTGCGGGTTGGGATACGTGCTCGCGCGTCGCCCGCATGGATGACGTCACGCTGTGCAATCTGGCCCTCGGCCAGATTGCCGCGCGCACCCAGATCACAGGCCTGACCCCGCCGGCGCCGCCGAACAACATCGCGGCAACGACGATGGCGGGCCTGTATCAGCTCCAGGTCGACGCGGTATTCCGCGCCGCCCATTGGAACAGCGCGCGCAAGCAGGGCACGTTGACGTTGCTCAAAGCCGCGATCGGCACGCCGGAGAATCCGGACGGCTCGCTCCCGCAGCCGCCGATCCCCTGGCGCTACGAATACGGCTACCCCACGGACTGCCTCAAGGTCCGCTTCGTCATCCCGCAGCCGAACCTCCCCGCCGCCGGCTCGGCGCCGCTGATGACCAATGTCGGCGTGACCAATATGCCCTCGGTCAACACCTCGTTGCCATTCGTACCGGCGATCGATGCCGATGCCGACGGCAACCAGATCAAGGTGATCCTGACCAACGCCTGCCGCGCGCAGGCCGTTTACACGGCTCGCATCCTCAATCCGGACCTCTGGGATCCAAGCCTCCAGAACGCCTGCATCGGCGCGCTCGCCGCTTGGGCCTGCGCGCCTGTCTCGGGCTCGATGGAGCGGCAGAAGCTCGCTATCGGCATCGCCTCCTCGCTGATCAAGTCCGCGCGCGACTCCGACGGCAATGAGGGCATCACCACCATGGACTACATCCCCGACTGGATGCAGGTCCGCAACGCCGGCGCGGGCCTCGGCCTGTTCGGCTGGAGCCCACCCAACGGCGGCTACATGGCCGGCTGGGACAGCTGGGGCGGCCCGGACGGCGTGAGCTACTGAACAGGGAGAATGTAAATGGTCGACAACCAACACAGACAGATCAAAGGCTATCGCGATCTTTCCGAGCAAGAGATCGCGCTGATGAACGACGCCAAAGGAAAGGCGGCTGATATCGGCAAGCTGATTGATGTGCTCGGCGAGATGCCGGACATCGACAAGCGCTGGCTTGCGGTCGCGAAGACCGATCTCCAGAAGGGGTTCATGTCACTGGTACGGGCAATCGCGCGACCGGAATCGTTCTGACGCGCGATGTACACGATCATCGATACCGAAACGACCGGCCTGTTTGACTTCAACAAGCCGGCCCATGCCGATGGCCAGCCGCGGCTTGCGTCGTTCGCAATGCTTGCGGCTGATGCCGATTGCCGGCTGATCTGCGCCACGCACGTGCTGGTGCGCCCCGATGGCTGGCAAATGGGTGCGGAAGCCGAATCCATCAACGGACTGTCCCAGCAGATGCTCGAAGAACATGGCGTGCCAGTCGGCCAGGTGCTTGTGCGCTATGCCCACGAGGTGATGGGGGGGGGCGTCATCGTGGGGCATAACGTCGATTACGACGCCAAGATCATGCGTGGAGAGCTCCGCCGCGCCAGGATGAGCGACTTCAAGGGGCGGACGCCGACGATCTGTACCATGCGAGCGCTGACCGACGTGCTGCAGATCCCAAAGGCCTCTGGCCGAGGATACAAATGGCCGAAGCTCGCGGAGGCTGTTCGCGTTTGCATGGGGCGAGAGCCGCTCGGTGCACACGGCGCACTTCATGACGCGCTCGACTGCCTCGACCTGATGCGCTGGCTGAAAGACCGCGGGCTGCTGCCCGAGCCGAAGGGCGTGCTGGCTGCCTGATGGCCGAACCGCTCACGCTCATCAAGCCGTCCTATGCCGCCGGCGAACTCTCGCCGTCGATCTGGGGCCGCACGGACTTCGCCAAGTGGAATATCGGCGCGTCCGTGTTTCGGAACTGTTTCGTGAGCTATCGCGGCCCGGCCTCTTCGCGCGCGGGGCTGGGCTGGGTGGGGAAGTCGCTGACGCCGGCCTCGGCCTCAAGCCTGCCGCCGAAGCTGGTCCGGTTTCAATTCAACATCTTCCAGAGCTACCAGCTTGAATTCGGCGTCGGGCCCGACGGGCGGCCCTACATGCGGGTGGTGGTCAACGGCGCCTATCTGCTCGACACCTCGTTCCCGGTCACGGGCGCGACCAACGCGAATCCTTGCGTGCTGCATGTGCCCGGTCACACGTTCAACAACGGCGACTGGGTGTTCCTCGATAACATCGCCGGCATGACCGAGCTCGACGCCAACAGCTACATCGTCACCAATGCCGTTCCTGATTTCATTACGCTGCTGAGCATCTTCGCCCTGCCGGTCAATTCGCTGACGTATGGCGCTTACATCTCGGGCGGAACGGCGTCGAAGATCTTCACCAGCTACGACTCGCCGTACCGGCTAGAGGATCTGCCGTATCTGAAGGTGGTGCAGTCGGCTGACGTGATGACCCTGTGTTGTGTCAATCAGCAGACCGGCACGGAATATCCGCCGATCGACCTGCAGCGCCTGGCCGCCAACACTTGGGACTTCGTTGAGACCACTTTCGCGGCCTCGATCGCGGCACCCACGGGCGTGTCAGGCGTGTATTCCGGGGGGGCGCCGACCACGGCGACGCAATATGCCTACGTCGTTACGGCGGTGGATTCGACGACCGGCGACGAGAGTGTGGCCTCGAGTGTGGCCTACATCACGAATTCCGACGATATCGCGCTCGTCGCGGGCTCGCACACCATCACGTGGAATGCGGTCACAGGGGCGGCCTATTACAACGTCTACCAGGCGCCGCCTTCCTACGGCACGGCGGTGCCGGTCGGCAGCGTGTTCGCCTATGTCGGCTCCGCCTACGGCACCCAGTTCGTCAATTCCAACATCCTGGCCGACCAAGCCAAGACGCCGCCGCTCCACAACAACCCGTTCGCGCGCGGCGCGATCGCCTCGGTCGGCGTCATCCCGACCGGCGGCGTCTTCGCGCAGGCGACCACCAGTGCGGTCATCACCTCGACGGGTGGTGCCGGCGGCGTCATCGTTCCGGTCGTGGTCAGCGGCAATGTTGTGGCCGCGATCGTGCAGAACGGCGGCCATGGCTATCTCGCTGGCGATACCGTGCGATTCACGGATTCCGGCACGGCCGCCACGCAAGTGGCGCCGCTCAACATCGGACCGCAGACCGGGACCTATCCCGGCGTGCCCGGCTATTTCCAGTCGCGGCGCGTCTATGCGGCGACGAGCAATAACCCCGACACGCTGTTTGGCTCGCAGACCGGCTCCTACACTAACATGGATGCCTCGGTGCCGCCGATCGACTCCGATGCGATCATCGCGACCCCGTGGGGCCAGCAGGTCAACGGCATCCAGGCGCTGCTGCCGATGCCGGGCGGGCTCATCGTGGCGACGGGGCTCGATGCCTGGCAGGTGGCGGGCGCCGGCGGGGCTGGCTCGACCTGGACGCCGTCGTCGCAGAGCGCGCAGCCGCAGGAATCGACGGGCTTTGCGCCGACCGTGCCGCCGCTCAAGATCGGCTACGACATCCTCTACAACCAGTCGCTGGGCTACGTGATCCGCGACATCGAGTACAATTTCTACAACAACATCTATGCCGGCGACGACATCTCCATTCTCTCCAATCACTTGTTCGACGGCTACGAGATTCTCGGCTGGGCCTGGGCACAGGTGCCGTGGAAGATCGTGTGGTCGTGGCGCAACGATGGCCGCTTCTTGTCGCTGACCTACGACAAGAAGCAGCAGCTCCAGGGCATCGCCCGCCACGACACCAACGGGTTGGTGCAGGGCGTCGCGGTCGCGACCGAGCCGCCGGTCGATGCGCCTTATTTCGTGGTGAAGCGTTTCATCCGCGGCGTCGGCCAGTGGGCCTATTTCATTGAGCGCATGGACAACCGTCTCTGGCAGGGGCCGGAGGATCCGCGCTGCGTCGACGCCTTCCTGACGCTGCCGCAGCCGGCGCCGGATGCGACGCTGAGCGCCTCCGAAGCGCAGGGGCCCGGCACCATCGCGGGCGGTTATCTCGCGACCGGCGGGCAGGGCTATACCGACCCGACCGCGCGCATCTTCGACCCGCTGGGCCTCGGCTCCGGCGGCCTGATTACGCTGACCCAGACCGGCGGCGTGGTTGACGGCTTCGTCATCGTCGATGCCGGCCAGGACTATTCGCCGTCGACCGTGGTGCAGGTCCTCGATCCCACGGGTGCCGGCGCGACGCTGGTGATCCAGGTCTCGCAGAGCGTCACCTTCGAGGCCTCTGCCAACGTATTCAGCGCTGGGGACATCGGCGCGGTGATCCGCATCGGTGGCGGCCAGGCGACCGTCCAGAGCGTGCAGAGCCCGACTGCGGTGACGGCGGCGATCACGGTGCCGATCGTGCAGGTGATCCCGAACGATCCTTATCGGCTCCCGGTTCCCGCACCTTCAGGCGCATGGACCATCACGCAGCCCGTCACGACGATCTCGAACCTCGGCCACCTCGAGGGCATGGAAGTGACAGGGCTCGCCGACGGCGCCGTGATTCCGCCAGTGACGGTGGTGAACGGCGCGATCGAGCTGGATGCGCCGGCCTCCAGCGTTGTGGTGGGTTTGCCGTTCATCGCGCAGCTTCAGGCGATGCCGGTCGAGGTCCCGCAGGTCGGCACCATCCAGGGCTCGCGCAAGGTCATCTCGGGCTTGAACGTGCGTATGGAAAAGACCCGCGGCATCCAGGTCGGATCGGATCAACCGGTCGCCTCGACGCTCGATTTCAACGAGGAGATTCCGTGGTCCAACCTGGTCGACCTGCCGGAGGTGCCTCGCGCCAATCTGCCCGATGCGGCGCTGCCGCTGTTCACGGGTGACAAGTTCGCGCCGACATCTGGTGACTGGCAGAACTGGAACGGCTGGGAAGCCGCGCCCGGCATGGTCTCTGCGCAGCAGCTCCTGCCGCTGCCGATGAACATCCTGGCCTTCATGCCGAATGTCGAGCTCGGCGATACCACACGTTGATGGCCGTCGTTGATGTTCGTCACAGTGAGATCGGCGACGTCTATCGACTCGCGGCCAATTTGCGAGCCGGCGACGCAGCCGAAGTCGCGGCGCTCGGCCTCAATCCGGCGGCCGCCCTGCGCACGGCCTACCGCGACGCAATCCTGCGCCGGTCCTATTTCGTCGATGGAGAACTCGCGGCCATGAGCGGACTGTGCGGCGCGCTGCTCGCTGATATCGGCGAGCCCTACCTGCTGACGACGCCCGTCGCGGAGCGCGTGCCGCTGGCGTTCGTGCGTTGCGCACGCGCGGCTGTCGCCGAGATGCTGTCCTGCCGGATGCGGCTGGAAGGCCGCGTAGACGCTTCCTACGGCCGTGCCGTGCGGCTGCTCGAGGTGCTCGGCTTCACGCTCTCCGAGCCGCGGCCGTGCGGCCCGAACGGCGCGCTGTTCCGGGTGTATTCGGTCGTGCGGAGTCAATCATAATGGGCGTGCCGCTTGCAGTTGCGGGCATCGCCGGTGGTGCGATCCAGGCGTTCGGCGCGGTGCAGTCCGGCTATGCCAAGTCGGCGGCGGCCGCCTATCAGAGCCAGGTCGCGGCCAACAACGCCAAGATCGCGCAGGCCGACGCCACCCTCGACATCCAGGCCGGGGAGGTCGCCGCGGTCAATCGGGGACTCAAGACCCGCGCCATGGTCGGCCAGGAGAAGGCCGCGCAGGGCGCCTCCGGCATCGAGGTCAACTCGGGCAGCGCCGTGGACGTCCGCGCCGGCACGGAAGAGCTCGGCATGCTAGATGCGCTGACAATCCGCTCCGATGCGTCCAAGAAGGCCTATGCCAAGCAGGTCGAGGCGGTCTCCGACACGGCGCAATCGCAGCTGGCGCAGGCCGAAAGCGAACAGGACGTCACGGCCGGCTGGATTTCCGGCGCCGGCACGCTGCTGTCCAGCGCCTCCAGTGTCGGCGGCAACTGGTCGAAATACCAGACCATGTTCGGTTCCTGACGCATGGCCTCGCATCCGCTCGAATACAGCAGCGTGCCCTCGGTCAACCCGACCGGCGGGACCAATGCGCACGAGACTATCAACGCCAGCCCGGCCGCGTTCGGCGCCGGCATCGGCGAGGCGCTGGGGACGCTTGGCCGCGGGGTCGAGAAGGCCGCGAATACTGGCATCGAGGCGCTGACCACGCAGGCCCAGCTCGACGCCCAGACCCATGCCGCCGAGGTGCACTCCTGGCAGTCCGACCAGGTCACCAATGCGCAGGAGAAGTTCTTCTCGCTGAAAGGCAAGGCCGCGCTCGAGGCGCTGCCGGGCTTCAAGACCGATATCGACGACCTGCACAAGCAGGCCCGCGACCAGGCCGGCAACCAGTACACGGCGCAGCTGATCGACCAGCAGGGCCGGCGCCTGACCGACACCAGCTATTCCTCGGCCGCGCGCCACGCCGCGAACGAGCGCAAGAGCTGGGAGACCAAGACCGCCGTCGATTCCGCGCAGAGCTACGGCAACCGCGCCGTGCTCGCCGCGACGACATCGCCGGCGCCGACGATCAACGACGATGTGACCGTGCAGCACGGGCTTGCGAATTCCGACAACGAGGTCCGCAACCTCTTCCACGGCCAGGGCTACGACGATCCCGCGATCGAGGCCGAGGTGCAGAAGAACCGCGGCCGCAACGTCAAGTCGATCGTCGAGCAGATCGCCGGCGCCGACGGCAGCACGGATGCGGCCTCGCCGGGAAACGTCAAGCGCGCTTTCGATTTCTACAAGACGCAGGAAGACAAGATCGACGCCGGGTCCCGCGTCGCGATTACGAACTTCCTGAAGGGTCCGCTGAACCAGATCGCGGGCGTCAAGCGCGCTGACGATGTTATGGGCCGCACGGCGACGGCCTCGGCGCCAATTGAAATAGCCAAGCGGTTCGTCGGTGCCGAGGAAAACGAACAGCGCGAGGTGCTGTCCAATTTCATCGGCAAGGTCGGGGGCAAGAGCGTCGATCCCGCGACGACGGCATGGTGCGCGGCCTTCGTGAATGGCGTGCTGCACAAGGCCGGCATGCAGGGGTCGGATTCACTCGCGGCCAGGTCTTTCCTCAATGTCGGCCAACCGGTTACGGACAAGCCGCAGGAAGGCGACGTTGTCGTATTATCGCGCGGCGATCCGAACGGGCCCTATGGGCACGTGGGCTTCTATGTCGGCGAAGGGTCAACGCCCGGATCGGTTCGCATCCTCGCCGGCAATCAGGGCAACAAGGTTGCATATGGCGAATTCCCGGCCAGTCAGGTGCTCGGCATTCGCCGCATCAGCAAAGATGACATGGGCGCCACACCTATCATCGACAGCGTCGCCGGCAAACCGCTGATTCCCAAGGGCGAGGCGATGCTGCGGATCATGGACGATCCGGCGCTGCAGAACCGCCCGCAGGTGCAGGCCGCAGCACTGGCGCGCGTCAACAAGATCTATCAGGCCTATGAACTGCAGGGCGCGCAGAACCAGGCGAGCTTCGAGGTCTCGGTCAAAAATTCCACGGCCGAAGCCCTCTCGACTGGCAAGGTCTCGGCTCCCCTCAGCTACGAGCAGTTCATTCAGAACTATGGCGGTTCCGAGGGCGAGAAGCAGTGGCAGGACTATCGGGCCAACGTGCAGCTCGGAAGCGACATCCGCTCGACGGCGACGTTGTCACCAACCGACCTGAACGCGATGCGCGAAAGCTACGCTCCGCAGCCCGGCGAGGGCTTCATTGCCCAGCAGCATCGCCTGTCTGTGCTCGACAAGGCGATCGCGTCGAACGAGAAGGCGAAGCAGGACGATCCCGCCGACTACCTGATCCGCCGCACGGATTTCGGCGCCGAGACCTATAAGCAGTTCCAGACGCTGATGGCGGACAAGAACGCCACGCCCGAGATGCGCACGGCCTATGCCGGCATGTATGCCGAGAAGATGAGGGCCGAGCAGCTCCGCCTCGGCATTGCTGCCGACAAGGTCAACATCGTCCCCTCGGCCTATATCGACCAGCTTGCAGCGCGGCTGAATAATCCGTCGCTCAATGGTGGCTCGCTCGCGGTGAGTCAGGGCATCGAGGCTGAAGCCAAGCTGTGGGGCACGGAGCACTGGCCGGAAGTCTATCGCCAGCTCGCCGACAAGGTGCAGCCGCTGGTGCGCGTGATCGGCTCCGGCGTGAAGCCCGAGGCCGCGCAGGCCTTGGCGGACCTCAACGGTGCCTCGCTCTCGGACATCCTGAAGGACCAGGACACAGAGAAGAACGCCGCGATCAAGAAGGACGTGCTCGACGCCTTCAAGCCGCTGGCGGGCTCGATGGGTGGCCAGGACGGCGCCATCTCCGTGTTCAACGATTTCCGCGGGCAGGCCGAGAAGCTGGCCGGCCGCTACGTGATCTCCGGCATGACCTCGCGCGATGCCGCCACCAAGGCCTTCGATGATCTCGTCGGCTTCAAATACACCTTCCAGGAAGGCTATCGCATCCCGAAGGACCCGAACATCGACCCGGTGCAGGTGATGGCCGGCGCACTCGCGGTCAAGACCGAGCTCGCCACGCCGCGCCAGCCGTCCCCTGATCTGCCGGCCGCGGGCCGCGTCGAGAAGGGCAACATCGATCTCGATGCGCGGCCGGTCGTCAAGAATGGCGATGACATAAGCACGGTCAGGTCCGCGTCGTTCAACTTCGGCGACGGCAAAGAGACCCTGATCCCGACCGTGAGCGATGACGGTCGCCTACTGTCCGATGACGAGGCCATCGAGACCTTCCGCCGCACGGGCAAGCACCTCGGCAAGTTCGACACCCCTGAGAACGCGACCTCCTATGCCAAAAAGCTGCACGAGCAGCAGGCTGAGCGCTACGGGAACAAGCAATTTGACGTTCGTCCGTTCCGGGACACGTTCGGTGGGCTGTCGCCGGAATACCTGCGGCAGGGTACGGCTTCGTCGATCGCACGCGACGGCAAGTGGATGACATCGATGGACGAGAAGGGGCTGGTGCTGACCTTCAATGATCGGACCGTCCGGACCGCAGACAACAAGCCGTTCGTGGTGTCTTGGCAGGAGCTGCAGGATCTCGCCAAGCGCACCTACAAGACCTCCGATCCGCGCTTCAGCGGGGCGCAGCCGTGATGGCCACGCTACACATGGAGTTGCTGCTGTGGATGTGGATCGCGCACGCGCTGTGCGATTACCCGCTGCAGGGTGACTGGCTGAGCAGGGCCAAGAACCCGACGCTGGTGTTGGTGCCCGGCGAGCGCATCTGGCCGCTGGCCCTGTTGAGTCATGCCGCAATTCACGCCGGCGCCGTGCAGATCATCACGGGGTCGTGGGTGCTGGCGGGCTGTGAGGTCGCCGCGCATACGTTGATCGACTATGGCAAGTGCCGCGCCTTGCTCGGCTACAACATCGACCAGGGCCTGCACCTCGCGTGCAAGGTGCTCTGGCTCATCCTGCTGCTGAAGGGCATGGGCTGATGCCGATCGTGACCGACGGCTACATGATGGCGCCCGACTGGGGCATTGATCAAGCTCACGCGAGCTTCGGCGCCTCGATCGGAGCAACCGCGTCGGAGTCCTGGTCCGACTCGCCGCTGTCGCAGTTGATGACCGGCGGCGAGATCGAGCGCGCCAAGGGCGCCGACGGCTACGAGCCGACGAGCTTCGATCCGCTCGGCAACGCCGTCGCTCCGAGCGTGGACGGCGTCGATCTGACCGAGGCGGTCAAGCCGGCCGTGCCGCGGATGGACATCATCGAGGCCAACGATCGCGTCAAGAAGGCCGGCCTCGACAAGCACCTCACGCTGCCCGATCAACCCGACATCCCGCCGGCGCAGCTCGAGATCATGATGCGCAACGCGCAGGCCCGCGCCGAGCGCGAGGCCACGATCGAGCGCGGCCCGCAAGGCTTCATCCCCTCGGCGCTGCAGGTCGGCACCTCATTCCTGGTCGGCGCCGCCGATCCGATCAACGTCGCCTCGGCCTTCATCCCGATCATGGGCGAACTCCGCTACGGCAAGGTGCTGGCGGCGGCCGGCGACAGCCTCACAGCGCGCCTCGCCACCCGTGCCGCCGTCGGCGCCGGGCAGGGCGCTGTTGGTCAGGCTGCGCTCGAACCGCTCGACTGGTGGGCCCACACCCAGGAGGGCCGCGACTTCGGCATGAGCGACGTGCTGCACAATGTCATGTTCGGCGCGGCGCTGGGCGGTGGGTTGCATGCCGGCGGTGGCTTCATTTCCGATGCCTACCGCGGCGCCAAAGGTAGGGAGCTCTATCCGTTCGGCCCGAACGAGCCGCTGGCGCGCGTGCCGGACATGGGCGGCATCCACGTGCCCGCCGCGGCGATGGGTGATGAGGGCATCTCCGCCGATCATCTAGAGCAGCATTTTCGGCGCATCGAGCCGGGCGAGACGGGGCAGGCAGCCTCCGGTATTGCCGAGAGTCCGGAAATGGATGCGATCGTTGCGCAGGTGGAGCGCGGAGTGCGAGCGGACGGCACGCCTCTCACCCAGGATGATCGGTTTGCAGCCGAGCGTGAACTGCGCCGCAAGAGTCACCCTGAAGAAGAGAACTTTGCGGAGGATGGCAGTCTGCTGCATGCACTAAAGACGGTGACGAACGTCGGTTACAATCAGCAGGAGGTCGACCGCGCCATCAATTGGGCCTCTCGGAATGGGCGTCAGGATATCGTTGACGCTCTCGAAGTCCGTGAGCGCGCGATGGAAGAGCTGTACGCTCGATCGCTGCCGCCGTCGCCAGAAGTCGCCATCATCAACGATCTGCCGCCTCGCGCGCACGAAGATGCGATGCGCGTCGCAATCTCTGACCTGATCAACGGCGATGCGGTCCGCTCCGGCGACGTGCTGGAAGTCGCCGCAAAAACGGATCCGCGCATCGCGGAGAGCTTCGAGGCCTGGCACGGCTCGCCGCACGACTTCGAGCGCTTCGATCTCTCCAAGATCGGCACTGGAGAGGGCGCGCAGGCATACGGGCATGGGCTCTATTTCGCCGAGAACGAGAAGGTCGCGCACGGCTACCAACGCTCGGTCAGCGACAAAGTGTTCGTCGACAAGGTCGCTCAGCTCTACGACGAGGGCTACAGCCCCGGCGATGCATGGGCCGAGATCAAGGATCACTGGTCAGAGTTCTCACCAAGCGAACAGCGGCTGATGCTCGCCTTGGAGAAGGACGACTGGTTCGGCTACGACTACCCGCACCAGGCCGTCAACGCCGCGCTACGTAGCCTCAAGAACTACGATCCGTCGCCGGAGACCGTCGCCGCTGTTAAGGCGATCGGCAATATGTACCGGGTGAAGATTGGCGCCAACCACGAGCATTTCCTTGACTGGGACAAGCCGCTCCATGAGCAGAGCGAGCACGTGAAAGGTGCGCTGACCAATCTCGGCATTGACGTGAGCAAGCAGAAATCTGCTGCCGAGCTCGCGGAGGAGGGTCTACTCGATCACACCTATCGCGAGCGGAACGGCCAGCATGCTTACCAGTCGCTGATTAAATATCGGCCAGGTCAGGGCGGTGGGACGACGTCCGCCGGTGTACGCCTTGCGGACCTGGACAAGACTCCCGATGTGGCCTCGGCCAAGCTTAGCGCGGCGGGTATCCCTGGCATCAAATACTTAGACCAGGGCTCGCGCGCTGGCGCTCTGGCGCCCGAGTATCGTGTGTATCAGGAAGGTGAGAAGTTCTACGTCTCAGATCGCAAACCGAGGGCTGCCGGTCCATTTGCGACGCAGGCGGAAGCTGAGGCATGGGTCGCTAGCCAGGCCACCCGCAACTTCGTTGTCTTCAACGACAAGCACATCGAGATCACCCACAAGAACGGTGAGCCGGTCAAGCGCGAGGAATTTCTCCAACAGCGCGAGGAGGAGCTCGCCGCGGCTGTGAAGGCTAAGGGCGCCCGCGGACGCGCCGCCGCCGACCCGCAGACCTGGTCACTGTTCGAGTTCCTTGCCCACGAGGGCGGCCTCAAGCCAGATCCGGAGCTCGCCGCGATCTTCGGCAGCGCAAAGGGGCCGTTCGTGCCCGGCTTCGGCGCGCTCGTCAGGAGCAAGGGGAGGGCGCTGGATGATGCGCTGCGCCTCGCCAAGGACCATGGCTACATGTTCGACGCAGCGGACGTGACGGGCGCGGAGGGGCGCCTGACCCCCAACGATCTGCTCGACCGGCTGGCCGAGGAGAATTCGGGCCGCAAGCTCTACCGCCACGACCAGCAGTTCGCCACCAAAGCGGAGGTCGCGGCCGATCTGGAGCGCGAGAAGCACGAGATCATCTCGGCGCTGCACGATGAGATCGAGGCCGCAACCGGCCAGAAGGGCGTCAAGGTCGACCCCGCGCTCCAGGACCGCGTTGTACAGATCGTCCAGCGCGAGGGCGAACATGACGTGCTCGGCGCCTACGAACGTGCTATCATGGAGGACGCCGAACGCTATGAGACCATCAGCCATGAGCGACGCCAGCAGCCGGAAACCGCCCACGTCCCGGGATGGGACGTTGATGAGCCCGCAGGTGCATCGCGCGATGGCCAGTCTGCTGCGCAAGAACGCGGGCAAGCCGGGGGCGCCGCCGAAGGAACGGGCCGAGCAGATGGCGGCCAACCACGAGGTGCTGGCCCAGGCGATCGAGGCCCGGTCCCGGCCCAACTAGACCAGGCCGCCGCCTGGCGTGGCATCGCCCACGTCACTCCCGATTTCGACACCCCGGAAGCGATCGCGGCATCCAATGCCGCTGCCAAGGTCGAGCCCCCCAAGACCAAGCTCGACGAGCGCGTGACCGCTGCCGAGAAGGCCGAAGCCTTCGCCAAGCAGATGTACGACATGTTCGCGCATCGGCTGCCGGAGGACGAGCGCCTGCGCCTCGAGGAGCACATCGCCGAGCTTGAGCGAGCGCAGGCCGACCGCGACACGGTCAGCCAACGTGGCGCGGCGTGCCTGTTCGAGGGGAGGGGCTCGTGAGCATCGCAGAACGCAAGAGGAGCGGTTCCTGGGTGACCCTGGAGGTCGAGCGCGTGCTTTTGGTCGATCGGGGCCGCACAGTGGTCCTGTGCGACCGTGACGTGGTTGGCCGCGAGGGTGGGACGATCCTGGTCAAGCTGAAGCCCGCTGTGGATGAGATATCCTGATGGCCGGCCGCAAAGACTGCATCGACGAAATCCTCGAGGCCATCGGCAACCGCATGAAGCGGTCCGAGGTCGAGGAGCATCTCAACGACATCAACGATCGTGCCGAGGCTTACGAGAGCGACGGTGCGACCCGGGCCGATGCGCTGCGGCGCGCGACCGAGGAGGTGCTGAAGGAGGACTCGATCCGTAATCTCATCCTCCGGCGCAACGCGCGCGAGGATGCGCTGAAGCTGCGGGACTTGCGGACCTTCGTCGACAACGGCGTCAAGGCCGGCCACGGCGCCGAGCTCGCGATCGAGGCGCGGCTGACCGGCACCAACGTGCCGATGTTCGACGCCAAGAGCCGCACGGGCAACCAGCTGTCGGCCGCAGCGGTCTCGCTAGGCGCCAAGCGCGACTGGGTGGGCGGCGTCGTCAACGACCTCGAGCGCATCGGCCGCGACGGTCCGAAGTTCCGCGGGCTGGACAAGGTGTTCTATTCCCGCGCGATCGAGGACGACATCTTCCGCGAGAAGTGGCAGCTCGACGCCGGCGCCGAAGGCAAACCCGGCATCACCAAGAACGAGCCGGCGCTGAAGATCGCCGAGGTGCTACACAAATGGGACAATGTCCGGGTGCAGGCGCTCAACTCCGAAGGCGCCTGGATCACCAACTATTCCGGCTACGTCACCCGGCTGACCCACGACCCCGACAAGATCCGCCGAGCCGCCAACCCGTTCCGGCCGCTCGACCCGAAGTCCTATTTCTACAAGGGCTTCACCCAGGCAGATCGGGAATACTGGGCGCACATGGTGCTGCACCACATCGACGCCAAGCGCACCTTCGGCGGCCAGTGGCAGGAAGCTGACAAGGTGCTCGCCGAGATGTATGGCGGCTTCGTCACGGGCGACCACCTCGAGATGGAGACCGTCTCCGGCGAGCCGCTGTTCACCAACGTTGCCCGTCACGTTTCCCAAGAGCGCACGCTGCACTGGAAGAGCGCCGACGACTGGCTGGCCTACAACAAGGAGTTCGGGCGCCATAACCCGACCGATGCCTGGCTCAACTCGGTCAACAAATCGGCCGACCACTACGCGCTGATGAAGGTGTTCGGCTCCAAGCCCAAGGAGAACTTCGAGGAGATCGTCGCCTATGCCAAGAACATGGCGATGGGCAAGCCCGAGCGGCTCGCGATCGACAAGCGCGAGAACGCGCTGAAGAACCGCTTCGCCGTGGTCTCGGGCGAGGCCGATCGCCCCATCGCCAACATCTGGGCCGGCATCGCCAACGGCATCATGGCGGTGCAGCGGATGAGCAAGCTCGGCTTCACGCCGTTTGCCATGCTGCAGGACAACGTCACGATCTCGCGCGAGCTGTCCCGGCACGGCCTCGACTTCATAGAGCGTAATGGCTCGCTGCTGTCCGGCTACTTCCAGGGCGCCGAGGGCACGGCCAAGAAGGAAGTGGCCGAGCTGTTGCATACCGGAATCCTGGGCCGGCTGCGCGGCGTTACCGCGCGGTTCGACATTTCCGACGCCCGCGCCGGCACCATGGCGAAGCTGGAGAACACCTTCTTCAAGATTACCGGCATGACAGCGATGACCGAGAACAAACGGGCCGATGCCGAGCGGATGATGGCCTATGCGCTGGGCAAGAAGCGCGACATGGCGTTCGCCGACATCGGCAGCGACGAGACCTACATGCTGCAGGCCTTCGGCATCGGTGAGGCCGAATGGAAGCTGTTGCACAACGTCGACTGGCACGAGATCGACGGCGAGCGCTATCTCACCCCTGACGTCGCGAAGCAGCTGACCGACGCCGACATCGAGTCCTACCTCAAATCCAAGGGCTCAATCTCCGAGCAGGCGACGTCCAGCGTGATGCTGCAGATGGCCGGCCACACCCAGGCCCTCAACGACCGGATGCGCCAGGAGCTCGCGCTGAAGCTCTGGAGCTACTTCTCGGAACGCGGCCAGTTCGCCGTGCTCGAGCCCGGCGCCCGCGAGAAGGCGATCCTGTACCAGGGCACGCAATCCGGCTCGCCCCTCAATGTCGCGCTGCGGCTGCTGCTGCAGTTCAAGACCTTCCCGGCCACGATGATCGCGAAGTCCTGGGGTGCTGAGATCTATGGCGGCCGCACGGGGCTTGGCCGCATTGCTGGCCTCGCCGAACTGGTGGTGGGATCGACGCTGTTCGGCATCCTCGCCAACTACCTCAACCAGACCGCCAAGGGGCAGGACCCGACGACGCAGTGGAGGAATCAGCCGGCGCAGGCACTGATCTCCGGCTTCCTGCGAGGCGGCGCGGCCTCGATCTATGGCGACTTCCTGCTCGGGGAATGGTCGCGCTTCGGCATGAGCGCGATCGACACGCTGGTCGGCCCGACGGCGGGCCAGATCAATTCCGTGGCCGAGCTCTGGACTGACCTGACTCACATGAAGAAGGGCGCTGCGACCGGCGCACTGGCTGTGCGGATGGTTCGCAGCAACACGCCCTACCTCAACATGATCTACACCCGCACGGCCTTCGATTATCTCGTGACGTACCGCCTGCAGGAATGGCTCAACCCCGGCTACCTCGAGCGCATGGAACGCACGATGAAGGACAAGCAGGGGATCGAGTTTTACCTGCGGCCGACGCAGGTGAGCCGATGACCGACTCACCCCAACGCCCCGCAGGTCCCGCGCGCCAGGCCGTTGCGCCGCCGGCGCGCCAGGCCAAGCCGGTCGAGCTGCTGCCGGGCGACATGAAGACGCGCCCTCTGGAAGAGCTTCGGCTGGCGCGACCGCGCATGCATCCGATTCAACGCCGGCCCACACCCGGCTCCGACCAAGAGTGACCCCATGATCCTCTCGCGCCTCGCGCGGCATCTCGCCGCCACGCTGTTGCTTGCCCTGCTGGCCTTCTCGCCGGCGACTGCAACCGTGAACTCAACCACCAGCAAGACCATCGTGCTCGGCAACGGGGTCACGACGTCGTTCAATTTCAGTTTCGTCGGCGTCGCCGCGGCCTACATCTCCGTGATACTGACCGACGCGAGCGGCAACGAGACCGTGTTGACGCAGGGTTCGGGCCCGACGCAATACCAGATCACGCTCAACGCGCCGGTCACGGGCGCGATCTGGGGGCTGGGCGGGACCGTCACCTATAACCCAAGCGGAACGCCGATCCCGTCCGGTTCGACCCTGACGATCTTCCGCACGCTGCCGTTGACGCAGGCGATCTCGCTGCAGAACCAGAACTCGCTGGCGCGGCTTGGGAACGGCGCCGAGACTGGGCTCGATCTCGGCGTGATGCAGGTGCAGCAGAACGCCGAGACGCTGGCGCGGACCATCAAGGCGCCGATCGTGGATGCGACGCCGCCGGCGGATCTGCCGCCGATCGCGCAGCGCGCCAACCGGGGTGCTGCCTTCGATAGCCAGGGTAATCTTGTGGCGGGCTCGACGCCGGCAAGCGGCGTGATCTCGACCGCGATGCAGCCTGTCGTGAATGCCGCGACGCTGGCGCTTGGAAGGACCGCTCTTGGTCTAGGCGACATCGCGGTCGACAACATTGGCCCTGGCCTGCAGGACGACGGTGCCGGAAGCGTCCGGGTCAATTCCACGCTGACCTCGGTCGCGACCAACCAATCGGTTACTGGGAGCTTCGCGCAGAAGAGTTATGTGGCGACCGGCCCGATCACCTTCACCCTCGGTCGAGCTAACACTCTGTGGAACGGCTTCGCTTTCACCGTCTACGCGTTTGCCGGCCCGATCACGCTGGCACCGAATGCCAACGACAGTTTCCCGTCACTGGCCTCCGGCGCTGCCTATACGATCCCGCAGAACACGGTCGCGACCATCACGACCGACGCGGCCAATAGCGGCACCTGGTACGTCAATCTGGTGCCGCGCGGCGTCTCCGCCCCGCAGGGCTATCTCACGCCGTGTTCGGCGACCGTCGCGGTTACCGGCTGCACCACTGGATTCCTGGTGCCGACCAACGATGTGACCTCGGTCTCGACTCTCTATTACCAAACCGATGTTGGCAGCCATGTGCCCATCTACAACGGCGGTGTCATGATGATGCTGCCGTTTCAGGAATTGTCTCTCACGCTGAACGGCATTCATCTCGCCAACACGCTCTACGACGTCTGTGCGTTCAACAATGGCGGCGTGGTGACGCTGGCGACGGCGCCGGCGTGGCTGGCTTCGGGCGGCGGGAGCGGCAATCGCGGGGCGACGGCGGGAATCTCGCGCGCGGGTGGTTATTGGACCAACACCCTCGCTATCACTGGCCGTAACGGCGCCCTGACCTACAGCATTCCGGCCAACCAGTGCACCATCGTCGGCACGATCTATATCGATAATACGCCGGGCCAGGTGACGTTTCATCGCAGCTTCGGGCAGACCCGGAAATGGAGCGCATGGAATTTCTACAACCGGAAGCCAATCGTGCTGACCGAGGGGGATTCCACTCCCTCGTGGTCGTCGGCGACATCGTTTACCTGGCGTCCGGCGCGAGGTGACGCCGGCAATTTCGTCGCGGTGCTGTGCGGGCTCCCCGAGGAGGAAGTGTTTGCAAGCGTGACGCAAAATGTCTCCCAGGCCGTCAATGGTACCGGCACGATAACGACGCAAAATGGCATCGGAATCAATGTGACCAACACATTATCGGGGATGGCGGGGCAATCCATCGTGACCGAGACGGGGATAGGTGGTTCGCTCGGCAGCGGCTCGACGCTGCAGGGCGGCGTCACGATCGCGCCGTTCCTCGGTGTCAACCAGCTCAACGCGATCGAGCAGGTGACGGTGACCAGCAACCCAGTGGCCGGCACGTTCTATGGCACGTCGGGCAATATGCGTTTTACGGCGCAGTGGCGCGGTTGACGAGGGGGTAATCATCTTGGCCAACGCAAACATCGGGGCGCTCGCGCTCAACCCGCAGAACATGATCTCGCCGGCCGTCAATGGCGGCACGCTCGGCGCCTCGCTCGGCGTGGCCTCTGTCCAGGTGCTGGCCGTCGACCCGCAGCGTCAGAAGGTGACGTTCCACAATCCCGGCACGATTGACCTGTTCGTGTGCCAAGCGACGGACTCCAACGGAAATGCGCTTGCGGCCGGGCCCAATCCCGGCAATTGGCGCATCTTTCCCGGTGGCCTCCTGACCTTCACGGGCAATGGCGTCGCCGGCGCGTGGCTGGCGGCTGCCGCATCCGGAGCAGGCAATCCGCTCTCAATGGCATCGAGCCAGACCGTCTAGGCCTTCAGAAAACGCCGGCGCGGCTACGCCGGTTCATGCGCGACGACCCGATCCGAGGTCGTCATTTCATGCTGAAACGTCAAGGAATCCTGTTCTTCGCGGTGTTCTGTGCGCTGCTGGCGCTGGCGCCGGACGTTGCGCGCGCGCAGGGCTGCGGACAGACCAACCCAAACTGTATCGTCACGACGGCGCCGAACGGGACCAACAACAACCAGGCGGCCTCGACGGCCTTCGTGCAGAACGCGTTCGGCGGCGGCAGCTCCATCGCGCTCGCGAACAACAAGTTCTTCATCGGCGGCCTCGACGGGCTCGCGCACGCCATGACGATTGCCGGCGATTGCGTGACCACCAATGCCGGCGTCATCACCTGCACCAAGACAGGTGGCGTAGCCTTTGCCGCGTCGGCGACAACTGATACGACCAATGCCTCCAACATCTCCTCCGGTAATCTCTCGGTCAGTCGCCTCAATGGCGGCACGGGTGCGCTTGGATCCTCCTTCTGGGCCGGCGACGGCACGTGGAAGAGTTCGCAGTTCGGCACCTATACCTCGCTCACGGGGTCCTTGACCTCACTGACGATCCTCGCCAAGCTCCAGTTGGCGCCGATCAGTTGCGAGGAGTACGCTGTTGGCTGCACTGCGGCCGGCATCCAGCAGGCGATCATCGACGCGACGCAGCACAACCGTTGTTTCCAAGGGAACGGCGATTATACCATCACCGGCACGGTCTCGCTCTCGCAGGCAAATGGCATCACGAGCACGCCTTGCCTGATCGGCAATTGGTCGCTGGTCGGACCTGCGAGCGGCACGCTGTCGACGCTACTCGAGATCAAGAACATCAATGGACTGATCGTCGCTGGCAACATCAAAATCAACTGCAACAACAATGCATTCATCACGTCGGGCATCAAGGTCTGGTCCGACAACACCCCGCCCGGATCGAACGTCCAATACAATTTTCCGAGCTTTCCGGACGTCACGCACTGCCTTCAGGGGACAGTCTATGGCGACGTCACCCAGCCAACCTTGCCGATTTCCGAGATCAGCCAGATCGGCGGGTTCACGTTCGATGTGGCGCAGCCGGTGCGCATCTACTCGCAACAGGGCGTGGTCAATTTCATCGGAATGCAGAACGTCGCGAACCCCACGAATTGGGGCGGCAGTTTCACCGTAACGGCGTGTTCCGGGACCAATTTGGACATTACGACCGTTTTGCCGGCGAACACTGCCTTTGTTGGTCAATACGACGCGGTGGCTTCGATCGGTGGGATTGCGGCCGGAACGTACATCGTGGGTCAGCAGACCGGAACGCTTGGCAGCGCGGGACGCTATACGATCAGTCAGCCCTGTACAGCGACGTCCGGCTCCACGACCTTCACCAAAAAATCGATGAATTTCTGGACCTCCGGTGCTTTGGTGAAAGTGGTCGGCGGCGAAGTCGTCAATACGGCCGTCAATTACGGTGTCGGTTTCCAGATCGATGCGATTGCCGGCGCGAACGCATTCGGCTCGGTCAGCGTCGCCGGCACGCATATCGAGATGGGCGGAGCGCTGGTCGACGCACGCAACATCAATGGTGTTTCGTCGCCGACCGCGGGTGTGATCCAGTTCAGCGGAAGCACGACGGGCACGTTCACGGGCGGCGCATCGGCGATCGACGCCATCGTGGCGGATAGTTCCTGGACTGGCGTGACAGAGGTGATGGGGGGCGTGAATTTCATCGCCCCGACGGGGGCGCGTACCGGCCGCAACATCGTCATGAACAACGGCGCGGCAAAGACGTATTTTGACCTCGCGTCGTTTGGAACCAACTTCCTGCAGGGCTATGCCGGCATCGTCGGCGGCACCCAGTACATGACCTCGAAGGACATCGCGCAGGGTGTCGTGCTCACAGGGACGTCTGCGACGCAGGGGCCCGCTGACAGCATCATCAGCTTCAACGGATCCGGCTCCTATACCTATACGATGCTGTCCGCGGCGGTTTATCCAGGGCGCATGCTGTTCTTGAACAACCAGACAGCCAATGCGGTGAACAGCGCTTCGACCAACATCATAAATCAGTCCGGGTCTGGCGTGAGCTCAATCCTGCCTGGCGGCGCGGGGAAGTGGGTAATTCTCGTCAGCGACCAGTCGCAGGGTAACTTCTGGCGCATAGTCGCGAACAACTAGATTCCGCAGCAGCTTCCGCGCCGGCCGTTCGAACAGGTAATAGATCGGAGCCGCAATCATGATGGCGACCGCCGCGACGACATAGATCGGAGCGCGCGGGAAGGACTGCGAAAACACCATGTGAACCATGCCATGGGTCAAATAGAGCGCGTATGAAATCTCGCCAAGGAAAAACACGACAGGATTGCCGAACAGCACCGCTCCGAGGCCCTTGCCATTAGCAAGTCCGATAATCATCAGGCCGGCGCCAGCGGCGATGCTCCAGTCGAAGACCGGCGGGTGCGACCCTTTGTAGACGACGATCGCGAGACCGATTGCGAGACTCGCATCGAAGACTCTCTGATCCGTGACCGTGGTGTGAAGCTCGGACGTCACGCGCTGGAGAGCCATCCCCGCAAAAAATAGCCAACTGAAATGAAAGATGTAGAAGCCGTACGCGAGTGGTTGGACACCGCGAACAAGGCCGAGCGCCTGCAGCAAATGTTCATATGGAACATAAGCAATAGCGGTGAGGCAGATGCCGACGATCGCGGCGCAGAAAAGAATTGACCGGCGCGCGAGCCAGTAGGCGGCGAATGGGAACAGCAGGTAGCAGAGCAGTTCAATGCTAATTGTCCACGACAACGCGTTCCAGGACAGGTGGTCGACGAACCCCCATGCCTGCACCAGAAAGACGTTCAGCAGGAATGTGTATATCCCGTCGTCCGGATGTATCTGCTCGTAGTGCCTGGCGATTATTCCGAAGGCGATAAGCGTGGCGAAGTGCAGGGGATAGACGCGAGCAAATCGTGTCCACAGGAACGGAATGTAGGCGCGCAAGGCGCTTGCCCCATAGACATGGTTCAGGATGAAGCCGGAAAGCAGGAAGAAGATGATGACACCTTCCATGCCGGAAGCGGCAAGCCGGAACCAGAAGTCGGTTCCGGTCCATCCCGCGCCGGCAGTGTAGTGCAGGGCGACGACCCACAGCGCGGCGAGTCCCCGCAGCCCCGTGAGGGATCGAATTTCAATCACGTTATCCACCCTTCGCAACGATTTCGGCGGAGGATGCTTTAGACGGCAACCACTGGCTGCGTCAACGCCGGGTGAATGAACCTGTCACGCTCAACCCGACTGGGAAGGGCGCAAGGCCCAAGTTTTACGCAACCAAAGTCGAAGCCGCCTCCGGGCGGCTTTTTGCTGTCTGGGGGTAGCAACCCGTCCCACTATCCGGAGAAACCCATGACCACCCAGACCCCGCGCGTCGTCGACATCTCGCACCACAACATCGTCAAGGATTTCGGCCTCGTTGCCGCGGCCGGCATCTGGGCCGTGATCCACAAGGCCACCCAGGGCCGCGCCTATCGAGACCCCGACTACGCGCCGCGGCGCAAAGCGGCGACCAATGTAGGGTTGCTGTGGGGCGCCTATCACTTCAACACGGGCGATGCGGTCGATCTCCAGGTCGAGAACTTTATCAAGACCGCGCAGCCCGACGACCGCACGCTGATGGTGCTCGATTTCGAGGACAATCGCCCCTCGAACATGGGCCCACAACAGGCGGTCGATTTTCTCCGTCAGCTAGAAGCCCGTCTGGGCCGCCCTGGGGCGGTCTATTCCGGCAATCGGCTCAAGGAGAGCCTGGCCTCGCTCGGCCCTCAGGACCGCGCCTATGTCACCTCGCACAGGCTCTGGCTGTGCCAATACGGTCCGACCCCGCGGTTGCCGATGGGTTTCGAGAAATGGTGGCTGTGGCAATACACGGGCGACGGCATCGGCCCGCTGCCGCACAACGTGCCCGGCATCGTCGCCGGCAACGGCGGCATCGACCTCAACGCTTTCGAGGGCACGCGCGACGAGCTCGCGGCGAGCTGGGCGTAGCCGATGATGTCTGCGATCACGCTACGCTTTGTGACGGGTGACAGCCCGATCTCGTTTGCGATTCGCGCCGCCGAATACGGGTTCTGGGCCAGTCATGTCGAGGCCCTGACACCTGACGGCACGCTGCTAGGCGCACACGTCGAATCCGGCGTGCTCAACCGCTCGCGCGACTACGACAAGGGGCAGTTCACCCGCGAACTGTTCGTTTCGCTGTCGGTCGAGCAGGCGATCGCCAACGCCTTCCACGCCTTCCTCGCCGCTCAGATCGGCAAGCCCTACGACATGCGTGCGATCGCCGCCTTCGTCGCGCGGCGCGATTGGCAGGACGAAAGCGCCTGGTTCTGCTCCGAGCTCCAGGCGGCGGCGCTCGCGGCCTGCGGCTGGTTCGCTACCCCGCTCGCAACCGAATTCAACCATATCACCCCGCGCGATCTTCTCCTGATCGTGTCGGGTCGCGTCTCCATCACTGCAACCAAGGAAGTCATCACATGAATCCGGCAGGCATCGACCCCAAATGGGTTTTCTATCTCGGCATCCTCGTCACGATCCAGACCGCGATCGGGCAGGGGGCCGTGTCGCTGACCAACACGTTCCCCGAAGCGTGGATTCCCTTCATCAAGGGCTGGTCGCAGTTTCTCGGCTTCATCGGCACCACGATCATGACGGCACTCTCCGGCTTCTCCTCGAAGCAGGCAGGGCCGCTGGCCAAGAGCCTGGTGCTCGGCATCGCCACCTTCGGCGCGGTGCTGTTCCTGTTTGGCGGCAGCGCGCAGGCGCAGGCTGCGGTGCCGAAACCGCGTGCCGCCGTGGCGGCTGCACAGACCGATCCGCTGCAGCAGCTGATGGACCAGATCGCGGCCAAGAAGGTCGAGTTCGTCACCAACGTGGTCGCAGCCATCCAGGAAGCCGACGACGACGCGGCGACGCTGACCAACCCGGCCGACCCCGGCAGCTTCCGCGACCCGATCGCGCATGCCTGCTATCCCGCTCAGATCAAATTCCTGCAGTCGCTGCCGCAGGTGCAGGCGATCAAATCGCCGACGCCGTACAACGTGATCGTGCTGTTCCAGCGCAAGCGCGACCTGGTCGCTCAGATCAAGCAGGGCCTTCCCGGGTATCTCAAGGTCGGCTGCGCGGCGCTGCTGCAGGACGAGAAGACAATCCTATTGCAGACGCTCGGCCTGATTGGCGTGACCGTCGGCGCCGGTGCACTGACCGGGGTGTTCCCGGCGATCGCGCCGATCACGCTGCCGGCGCTGGCGCTGTAGCGCGCGACCTGCGGCGGCGGGCGCACGCTAATGGTTGATCAACAGGTGCAGGAACTGATGCGCCAGGTCATGGACATGAACCGCATGCTCGGCAATCTCGCCGGCAAGGTCGGGAGCTTGACCGAGACCTGGCAGCGTCAGGACGCCGAGGCGACGGCCGGAAGGCGACGTCTCTATGAGAAGTTCGAGGAACTGCAGGGCATCGTCACGCGCCTGACCGAGCGCGTGAACGCCATCATGGGCGATGCCGAGGACATGCAGACCTCGATCAAGACCTTCGACGAGCAGCACAACCAGAACATCGGTTCGAAGAAGGCGACGGCTGCGATCTGGGGCGCACTGTTTATGCTCGCAGGTTCAGCCGGCGCGATCGCCATCAAACTACTCGAATGGTTCTGGCCGCCGCGCCATTGAGCCCGGCGGCCGATTCAGGCAAGACTGAACCCCTTCGCAGCTACGAAGGGTTAAGCGCGACTTCCTGATCTTGACGACGCTGATGCGTCGCGAGGGGAGTCGAGACCCATGCGGAAGATCCTGATTGCGTGCGCGAGCGCGGTCGTGCTGTGGCTGGCGGCATCGCTGCCGGCAATGGCACAGAGCCAGCCGATGGGCGTGGTGACCAATTGCTGGGATGCAGTGGCGCTTGCCTGGAAGCCTTGCCAGCTCAATCCCGCCAGCAACATCTCGCCGGCGCCGTACCCGTTCACGCCCCTGACACCCGGCCAATACACGCCGGTGACGGACGCGACGTCGACCGCGCTGACGATTCCGACCGGCGCCACGTATGCCGTGGTCTGCGCCGAGGGCGCCAACCATCGCTACACCTGGGATGGCACCACAACGCCGACTGCGGCCATCGGCACGCTGCTGCAACAGAACCAGTGCATCTCGCTGTCGGGAGCAACCGTGCTGGCGAACTTCCGGATCATCTACGTCGCAGCCGGCGGCGCCTTCACGGTCAGCTACGCGAAATGAGGGGCGCTCCGATGAAAACGCTTTTTGCCGTCGCCCTCTGGTCGGTGGCGCTGTGCGTCAACGTCTGCGCGCAGGCCCAGATCAGCGGATCGCTCATGGTCCCCCAGGGCCAGGTGCCGTTCCCACTCAACTACACCTATGCAGGACAGTTACCGGCTGCAGTCGGGTGGAATTCGGCGAACTACCCTGTCAAGCCGTCGATCATCTATTCGTCGGGGAACGCTGCGGTCGGCAGCGCGGGCATCACGCCGGAGGCGCTGTTCGATCAGTTCTCGACGGCGCGCTCGGCTCCTGCAGCGACATTCTGGGCTGCGGCGACCGGAGGGAGCGACGGCAACAATTGTCTTACCTCCGGCACGGCGTGCGCCACGGTTGGCGGCGCGGTGACGAAGTGCAACACGGCTGCGGTGCCATGCAAGGTGTTCGTGACCGGGGCTGCCGGCACAAACATCTTTTACAAGAGCGCTGGCTTCACGAACTTCAACAGCGTCTTTCCGACCGTCGATATCGCGTTCATCGCCACCGGCGGCAATCGCATCACGATGTGCCACTGCGATGCCTATGCGGCTCCGTCGAAGGACGGCACGCTCACCAATACCTATTCCTTTGCGCTGACCAACGTCGAGCGCGTCCTGGACCTGACGCGGCGCGATCAGTACGGCAACTATGTCGAGCTGACCAATGTCAGCGCCAACGGCATCGTGAACGTCACGCCGAACACGTGGAACATCACGACCGGGACGATCTATATCCAGCGCTACGATGGTGCTGCCGTCACCAATGCGAACACGCGCATCCTGCGCGCGACGGGCGGCACGAATGCCGGCCTTAACAACGCTACGCAGACCAATCTCTTCATCGGAAACGACACCAATCTCGACGGTTTCGATCTCGAAGGCGGAACGGACGGGATCAAGACCACCTTCACGACATTCGTCGCGACCCTGAAGGCCGTTGTTGTCTCGAATGCGAGCTTCAAGTATGCCGGTGGCGTCGTCACAACGGCCGGCAATTGCGTCTCGATCCGCAGCCTCAACGGGATCGCGGCCTTCTTCAACGTCCAGGCGAATGCCTGTGCGGCAGACGGGTTCAACGGTCACAACGACATCGTTCTCAGCGGCGGCACTGCCGTCGTCTCGTTGCTGACCGTGAACAGCGCGGCCTTCGACAATGGACGCGGCACCAGCCAATCCGCGAATTGTCTCACCATCCATGAAGACGTCACGCTGATGGACATCGGCGGATGGTGCTGGGGCAACCGTGGCGGTTCGGTGCGCAATATCAATTCGACCAAGGCATACCTGCTCGGCACATACGTCCAATTCGATCTGGGCGACATCGTTGATGGAGGCACGCAGCCGCCGACAGCCTTTCGTGTCGACAATACCTCGGTCCTCTACGCTGACAGCGTCCAGATGCAGATGCCTGCGGCCAGTTTTGGATTCTACGCCACGTCGACGGCGTCGATCTTCCTTCGCAATTCGCCGACCGGCAGGCAGCCATTCGCAGGCGCCGGCACGTTCGGTCCGTACTGAGGTGGCCGCGATGAAGGCCATCCTCGTTGCAGCGCTCGCCTACGCGGCTGCATCTCCATGTTTCGCCGAAACCTGTATCGCCTCCTGGTATGGCCGCGAGAGCGGCCCGCGCACGGCGAACGGCGAGCACTTCAAACCTGACGGCATCTCCTGCGCGCACAGAACACGAACCTTCGGTTCGGTGGTGACGGTGACGCATCTCGCCTCTGGCCGCGCGATCGCTTGCCGCGTCAACGACCGCGGACCGTTCGTGAAGGGGCGCTGCATCGACCTCTCGCGTGGGGCGGCGATAGAGCTCGGCATCGCGGGCGCCGGTGTCGCGAAGGTGAGGGTGGAGTGATGCCGACCATGCGGGATTTGATCGCGCTCGGCATCGCGGCCGTCGTGCTGATCGGCGGCTGCCTGTTCGAGGGCTGGTACGAAGCGCGTGTCGGCGATCGTGCGCAGGGGCGCTCGCGCACCTGGCTGGCTGTGGCCCTGGCGCTGCTGTTGCTCGCGGCAGCCCTGCTTGGTGCCCGCTACGCCCGTGCGCGCGATGTCGACGGGCGCTTCGCGGCGTCGCCGCTGAAGCCGTGGTTCGACTCCTTGCGCAGCGGTAAGGGCCCATGCTGCTCTGATGCCGACGGCTATGCGCTCGCCGATGTCGACTGGGAAACTCGTGACCGCCATTACCGCGTGCGGATCCCGCGCTCGAACGATCCGGCCGACAAGGGCGAGATGGTCTGGCTCGATGTGCCCGAGGACGCGCTGATCACGGAGCCGAACCGGGCGGGGCGCACCATGGTCTGGCCGATCTGGGGCTATCAGGGACCTTCCATCCGCTGCTTCATCCCGGGGAGCATGACATGATCTGTGCAATGGTCGGCCGGCTCGTGATCTGGGGCGGACTTGCCGTCGCAGCCGGCTACGGCTTGGTCGGGGCTTATATCTGGTTCCGTCTTTTCTTCACCTATTGCCAGTGCGATTTCATCCATAGCCTGGCGGTGCTGGCGAGGTGAAACGCTTTGCGCGGCAGGCGCGCGACCGCGTCGGCGCTGGCGCCAGGTGGTTGATCATCAGCAGCTTGGGTTGCTGACCCCGGTATTCCCCGCAGCAAGCCGCAGGTGTTGTATTCCGCCGACGCCGCGGCTACCCGCGGACGGCCGATTCCCTGTCGGAAACCGCGGGCCACCCGACAAAGCGGGGCCCAAGCTTCAAAATGATACGTGCTGGCAGTGATCAAGCTGCCCGCACGCGTTGTGTCCCATAGCATGTGTCTGTCGAGGATGGCCAGCGCGCCGGTGCTGGCGGCCCGAGGTCAGCTCGTATGGTCCGGGATCATTTCCTTCATGGTCGAAGGTGCGAGGTCAGCGAGTGCTGCCATCAAAGGCAGGTATCGCGCAATTTTGGCCTTCTCCACGCGAAGCGCAATGACCGCGTGGGTGTCATTCTCGGCGATGATCCTGGCTTCGGTCTCGAGATAGCTGCGTTGATCGTGATGTTGATCGTGCGGCATTTCTGAATCTCCCCATCCCTATCCTTCCTCCCATTCTATGTTTTCTCGTTTATGGGAAGACAAAAGCACGCACACGCTCCGCTTGCCAGCCTGCCACGGCGCCAGTGTCCAAAATGGACGCCGCCGGCGGTTAAAGGTTAACAATGGCAGATTGAGTCAAATTCGAAGAATTAGCGCGATAGGTGCTCGCTGGTGATCCGCACCAATGCCGTGAGCACGCGATAGTTCTGTCGTGAGATGCGATCGAGCTGCTTAAGCGGCGTAACATAGACCGAGCCCGCTCTTTCGACCGTGCCAGCGCGGCGGAGCGCGCGTAGGTGTCGGTCGACCGTCGGGCGCGGGATGCCTACATAGGTGGCCAACTTGGTCGGCGTCAT